TGTAAATCTTCCCTCTTTCGAGTTCGTTGGTTCGAGTCCAGCTACTCCCACTTATTGTCGTATGGTGTAACGGTAACACAGCAGATTTTGGTTCTGCTTTTCAAGGTTCGAATCCTTGTGCGACAACTCATGGTGGATGTAGTTCAGAGGAAGAACACTTGATTGTGGTTCAAGATGTCGTGGGTTCGAGTCCCATCATTCACCCAACATTGGAATGTAGCTCAGTTGGTTTAGAGCGCTAATCTGATACGTTAGATGTCGGCGGTTCGAGTCCGCCCATTCCAACAAAAGAGGAGAGTTGCCTGAGTGGTTAAAGGAGCGGTTTGCTAAACCGTGGTCGGGAAACTGATCCATTGGTTCGAATCCAATACTCTCCGCATTTGACAATTAAAATCTATTTTACTATTATTTCATACAAACTTTTTTTATGACTATCAAACAAGCTTTAAAGTACAAAAACAAACTTGCTAAGAAAATTTCTGAAGAGATGATCAAAATCTCGCATTATAACTCAATAGAAGTAGGATCTGTTCGTCCTTACGATGTTAATGAGTCTTACCAAAAATATTACACCATGGTAAATGAATTGGTGGATTTAAAAAACAAAATACATCTTGCAAACGCACCTGTTTATTACCAAATTTTCCGTTTATCTGAATTAAAAGGAATGGTGAGTAACCTAAAACAATTGGATTGTTCTGAAGGTAAAGTTGCATCAAGATATGGTAGAAGTATGGGTGAAGAACCTACAATTAAGACCGCTGTAATTACAGTCAAAATGAGAGATGAGGCGGTGGAAACTTTGGAAACTGAGATTGAAAAAATTCAAGAAGAATTGGATCATCACAACGCAATTACAACAATTTAAAAATATTGGGTCAAGTGAAGAGGAGAGATAATTAAAAGTTAAGCTAGCAATGGCTCTACAATCAAATATTTCTGATGCAGGAACTCGAATTGTGTATTCAAAAATTAAAATTCATCAGTTCAAAAATTAAACGTCAGATGTCAACATTCTTTCAATTTTAATTTTCAAACCTTTTCCTTGATCCTCCTTAAAACAATTTATTATGGAACTTTTTTGGACTTATTATGTTATCTGTGTGATTTATTGTCACATTCAACTCTACAAAAGATATCGTAGAGACATGACGCCTGGAGCGTTGAATATAACACCGGCTTTAGATTCAATCATGGTTATTATTCTCGGTTGGGCTTTGGCTCCTGTGGACTTTTTCCTAACTTGGATCAGGCTTTACAAAGAAGCTGAGGAAGCACGTAGAAGAAATTCAGACGATAAGAAAGTATTCTAATTTGACCTTTCGATATAGTTTTGATATATTTATAATCTATTGGTAAACTATTTTTTACATAAACTAAAACAAAAAAAACAAATGAAAAAAGTATTGTTTTCTCTTTTGGTAATCGCAGGTTTAGCGGCTTGTAATGGTTCTACTTCTACTGAAGTTGCAACTAAAGATTCAGTTGTAGTTGATTCTACAGCAGTTTCTACAGAGGTTGTTGCTGATTCAACTAAAGTTGATTCAGTTGCTGCTGAAGTTAAGTAATTTATCTTCTCACCGAAATAGAAAACCCACTTTTTGAGTGGGTTTTTTATTTATAGTAATCTTTTGATCTGTTTTATATTTTCTCTGATGGATTCGTTTTTACTTACAGTATTCTTCTTTACCCAATCTACCCATTTGTAAGGTTGTACCTCATCAGTTTTTGAGACAGTTTTGATATTACTTGTATCCACGTCTAACGCTCTTAAAGGTTTCGTTAATAGGTCTAATATTGGATCTTTCCTCGAGTCGAGTTTAGGTCTTTCAGGTTTGATCTCCTTTCTTTTCTTGTCTTTGTCATCAACCTCTGTGTCACTGTCGAATTGTCTAAAACTTATTTTTGACTTAGATCTATCTAATATTCTTGCAACAGTATCACGACCGGCAGTTCCAATAACTTTATTCTTTGACAATGTCTGATCCGGTCTTACTTTGATATTAGATACAGAGCAAAATTCTGTGTAATAAATTTTCTTTTCAATCATATGTTGTATGATTACAGAATCTTTACAGTTGTCTCTGTTACCAACAAAAACAACTTTACCATCCTCTGGATTCAAAACTTTCTTATCATTATCGACTGAATATTCTACGCTTGATATGTAACGACCATTAGACAACTCGTATACTTCGTTGATTGGGGTTATCATATCTCTGTGTTCAAGTTTCATCATCACAGCATTTTTCAGTGGCTCTAATATCTTTTTCAATATTGGATCCTCACTACGTTCTTTGGATGTGGTGTCTTTTTTGACTTGAGTATCTTTACTAAAAAAGTCATCCCAATTAGTTTCGGATGATTTTGTCCCTGCAGACATAGGAATATTTTGTGTACCAACGTCGAACTTATCAACGTAATTCATTGGATCAACCAATTTACCATCTTTTTTCAATGTGAAATGTAAATGCGGACCACGTGAGTTACCTCTACCCGGATCATCCGATCCTCCACCTGAAAGCCCGACCACCTGACCTCTTTTTACAGTACTACCCTGAGATACATCAACGCGTTTTACGTGACAAAATCTACTCCAAAAACCATTACCATAATCAATATCGATTGTACCACCACATTGTCTGTTATGATTTGGGTGTGCTGTTTTTACAATACCATCTGCTGGTGCCTTTATAGCTGTGCCTGAAGGTACGGGAATGTCCACACCTGGATGTGTTTCATAACTTCTTTTGGCACCAAATGGAGAAGATACTTGGGATGATCCTACAGGATTCATAAATGTGACTTCTCTCAGTAACTTTTTCATATAAGATAAATACCCATAAAAAAGAAAAACCGATTTTTCAATCGGCTTCTTTTTTTCTGTCTAATCCATATTTGATATACTTGTACCAAATACGTTCATGGATATAATATTGTATTGGTTTGTAAAGTAATTCTGCAACTCCGAAAGCGGCACCAACTTTTACAGAACCAGTTGCAAACCACATGATAAGAAAACCTATTAGTGTACTAATAATTCTGTAACTTATGGTTTTAGCAACGTGTCTTTTATTTTGTACCATTATACTTCGTACGAATTAACCATCTCAGTGATATCTAATCCTTCCCATCCCTGATTACGGTTCAAATTTATACCTATAGCTCTCGGTATTTGTTCATTCTCAGGATCTTTGTCGTTAAGTATTACTCTTGTACCTCTACCTAAGTCCATAACAAGTTGATGGTATTTGACACCAATTTTTTCGAGTTCCTGTTTTGTGAACAATTCGTATGAGCTTGGTCTAGCTGTTGTTATTACTATTACTGCCCCCTCGTCGTAGTATTTGTTTATTACATCGATAACCTCTTGTATGGGGGTCAAAACTGAAGTTGATAGTTCATTGAACTTTCTATATTGAACTAATGTTCCATCGATATCGACGAAGAAAGTTGGGTTTTTAATTGTTTTATTCATTGCTTAAGAAAAAATGTATTCCTTTACTCCAGTAATCACCAAATGAACCTTCAATATCTTTGTATTTTATCGATGTCACGTAGTCTTCACCTTCAATATCGGTAATGTTTATTTTTAGTTTTGATACGTCAAAATTCTCCTCATCGTCAATTGTAATTTCGAAGAACTGACCTTTGATATTATCTTCAACATATAACGTATTAGAGTTGTAGATTTCCGTCATTTCAGAGTTGGGATCATGTGTTTCTTGGAATAGAATTATCTGAACTTCCTCTTTAAATATGGTTGCATTTTCATCATCAAACACAGTTATTTCAGTGTTTTCAGGAATTCCACCAACTATTGAGGATTCCGTAGAGACTAAATGTTCCATGTCAACGTTGAGGATATCGGCAACGTCCTCTAATATACACTCTTGTAAATTTAGATGTTCGAGTTGTTCTCTCTGATCCGAATCAATCGGATGTTGATAAATTTCTGAACCTCTACCTTGTAATACAATGGTGAATTTGGGCATATGTTTTATTTTTTGAGCGGGAAACCGGGCTCGAACCGGCCACCTATAGCTTGGAAGGCTATCGCTCTACCAAATGAGCTACTCCCGCTTAATATCTTTTTGGAATTATAATCCAAAATAAAATATAAATCAAAATTATTGGTAGTGGAGAAAAAATAAGTCCTGCAAACAATATTCTGAAAAAAACAGGATCTGTGTTGAAGTATTCACCTAATCCTGAGCAAACACCACCGAAAACTTTATCGACGGGATCTCTGAAAATTCGTTTCATAAATTATATTATTTAAGTGAACAGTGGTTGGTGGGATACTATACCTCGGAGTCGACTTCCTTTCACTGCTGCAGACAGTTACACCAACATGTTCACCATCCGTTAAAATGTGATATTGTCCCCATGTTCAGGATAATCATCTCCCTGTCCATTGTTGGGATCGAGTTCTACCTCGTATTTCAAATCATAACTCATCATCAACGGTTTTGTGAGCCAGAGACAGGAATCGAACCTGCGACCTACTGATTACAAATCAGTTGCTCTACCTGCTGAGCTACTCGGGCATTCATTCTAATTACTTCAAAGATAACGTTTTTTCTTCCAAATCAAAATTTTTTTTATTCATTTCTTTGATTGTTTTTCTTCCAGTTTTCCAATCAAGCCAAGTGTCCATATCACGGAGATCCATGAGGGTTTTCTCATGAACGAGAATGAAACCCTCAGGAGCAACCCCCGCGAACTTACGAACCTCACCCTCTCTTTCGAGAATCTCTTTGATATTAACCATTATTCAAGAATTTTAAAATTTTTTCTTTGATTCCTGTTTGTTTGATTCCTTCATTAGATTTCTTTGTATGGACGAAATTATCTAAACCCCAATCATAAACAAACTCTAAATCGTTCTCAGTTTGAAACTTACCCATATTCAAATCATCAACAGCAACCCAAGATGTTATCTCAGGATGATCATTCAAATAGGTTTTAATTTCTAATGATCTTTCTTCTTCTAATTTGGCGTAGTTCCTAAAATTTTTTTCCCAATTTTTTGGATCAATTTCACTTACTCTTTTTGTAACGCCAATAGGACCTTTGGTAATACCTTGATCCATATAGTACTTCTGAAGTTCTTCCAAACTCGCATAGTACCTCCAATCAGAGGAAACAACAATTTCTGCACCAGTCTCCTCTAAAACTTCATTTAGAACCTTTACAGCCTTTTTATTAAAGTTATCGAATCTATATTCAAAAGGGATCTCACTTGGAGTCATGGATAACTTTCGTCCTCCCCATTTTTTCTGTTTTTTGTAACGTCCACCCCATTCTGTGGACAAACAGATTACACCATCATTATCTAAGAAAATCACTTTCATAAGACAAATGTACGAATATTTATTATAACACCAAAAAGTCTAAAGACATAAACTTTAAACACCCCTCAGATGGACGATGCAAATAAACAGGGAAACGTGGCAGAAAACACTCCAAGAGAATCTGTCTCAAATATTTTTAATGCTCGCTTTGTTCTTCAATCCATTTGGATTCGATGCCGTTCAGTATTCCCTAATATTACTGACAGGAAGTTTATGGAAAGCGAACTTCGTTTTGTATTGTATTGCGGGGGTATTTTTTGGGCTTTATATCTACTTTCGAAGATTATCTAAAGCGCCTTGAGTTTTCCTTCTTTGAATAACTCAAAATTGGGACCTTTGGTTAAAAAATAGTCTTTTCCAACCTTTCTATATCCTAAGATACCTGCGTTCTTAGCTGCGGCGAAGAATGAAGAATGTTGACCTCTTAATTCTCTTGGTTCCATTGTATAGTTACCTCTTTTGTATTTGGTTTTTCCATTGTCTGTAATTTTCTCGATGTAACCGATGTCAACTAAAAAGTCTAATTTGGTTCCTATTTTACCTGCCTCCAAGAATTTAACAAGTTTTGAAATCATCCCTTTGTTTTTTCCGAATGTATATCCATATGTTGGAGTAAAAACGGCTTGATCGCCAATTACTTTTTTCTGTAACTCACGGTTATTCTCCACTTTATTCATAACACTAGAAAGTATCCACCTCCTCATTGTATCTGTAGTGTTTTCAACAGTATCCAAAACCATAGGTGATTTCAGTTCGAAATTTTCTAAACCTAAATCTATGTAATCACTATCTTCCGAAGGATCATTACCTTGAAAACCAAGATCAATTTTGAATACATTCCTTTGGAACCTATGATTGAATTCCACATCACCATATGAGATCATGATTTGGTAAGAATCTAATACCTTACTCTCATTTAATTTTGATAGATATATTGTTAACTCACCCACAGCGTGATTTGGCATACCCTGTACGTTTTCAAATGCATCGATCCCGATTCCTAACTTTGTACCGGGCATCAAATAGTTTTTTGTTTGATCTAAACGTTGGTAATCGTTGAATACTTGAAATAACAATTCGTTCTTCTGAGATTCCGTGGATTTCTTTTTGTGTTCGTAGATTGCATCTGTAATATCCGAGAATGCGTATTTGAATACCTCAACTTCCCTATCCGACATTTTGTTGTCTGCTGTGTCCCACCAAGATTCTTTACCTGAGTTATCAAAGTGTACTGCAACTTTTGTGTAGTTACCTGGCTTTGAACTTTTCTTGTCGATGATGTAAAATAAAAGTTGACCTCCTGATGTATATCTACCAAAATGTCCCGCACCTTTTGAAGTTGTGCACCACTTTGTTCCTGATCCGTATTTACATGAAGATTCTTCATTTTTCGGTATTATAACAACGAATTTATCGTCCTCATAAATCTTATCAATTTGTTTTTCTAGTTCTTTTTCTTTTTGTTTTTGTTTGATAGGGAATAAAGCTGAATCTAATTCTTCAAAACTTTCATATTGATTGATGTCTTTTTTATCAAGTTGGGATTGATACTTATCAAAACTTTTAATCAAATTAATCCCAATTTCAGCGTCACCTTCAATATGATCAGGATGAACTCCTTTCAGAACAAAATCCGTGTATTTGTGATTGAAATCTTGTAAATCAGCAATATTCAGAAACCAATCTAAAGTTTTTTCATCAAACTTGTTGGTATATTTTTTCTTTAAATCTTCTTTACGTCCTTCCCCTAATAAAATTGATATGAACTTCATATGGTATAAATATACAAAAGGGGAGATCTATGTCTCCCCTTTTTTGTAGTCCCGCCAAGAATCGAACTTGGAATTACTGCTTAGAAGGCAGTAGTTATATCCATTTAACTACAGGACCATGTTTTATTTCCAAAATAGTTGGATCAAAAGTATAATAAAACTTAATGATAAACAAATTATTGTTTTAGTTGTCATGGGTTCTTTGAGTATAAACCAAGCCATTATGCTAAATACAATAACACCAATACTGAATCCAATAATACGGTTTGGCCAAGTCTGACCATCGTAGAGACTAACCATTTCCCTACTTGCCAAAATTACAAAATAACCAACAGGGACACCCATCAAAGTCATTAGGAAGGGGTGTTCTTTGATCCATTTATTCCAAAGGTGACCTTGTAATTGATAAAATGTGAAAGCCTGTGAAAACAGGTAGACTGTTAAAATAAAAATAATCGAGTAAATCTTGTTCATTGTCACAAATATAAAAAAAAGTTGTGACAAAAAAAAATTACCTAAAAGAGTACAAATTGAAAGCTACGTGATGCCAATATTCCTCAGGTTCGAAATCTTCGATCTTGGCGTTTTTTATAAATTTTCCTGAACTATCGGAAACCTTGATTTTATTTCTTGCTACATCGGGAAAAGATCCCTGTAAAATTAATTTGGTGTTATCTTTTGTTTTCACAACATCAATCCACTCTCCATCACGAGTTCCGTAACGATTGAATTTTCCTTTAGCCCTTAAACTTCCATCAGGGTAATAATACACCCAATCTCCGAGTCTATTATCATTTTTACCGTATCTGCCCACAGCAAAAACCTTCCCTGATGGATAGAAAATGGTGATCTTACCATTTACAGTTGCGTTTTGGTAACGAGAGCCTCTCGAACCACTACTTATAAATCTCAATTTTCCTTGTTCAGTAAATCCTGATATTTTAAGGTTCTTTTCGGAATAGTCTACTAATCTATGACCTCTCGAGTAGTAACTTTTTTCAAACCAAACTCCATCTTTATAACCGTCAGGGCCATAAATTCCTTTAATTTCAAGTTTTCCATCATGATATCTTTCAAATGGCCCCTCCAAGGTTTCGAGACCTACTAATGAGTGATTACCTTTGACTGAAATTCCACCTTTGGAATCGTACACCACAAAAGGCCCTTTCAGTTTACCTTTTTCATATGTAGATACTCCAATAAGTTTGCCTCGATCATATTGTTTCCAAAGACCATTCTTCCTTCTTCTACTATCTAAATAACCCTTATCCTTAACAGGAATTTCCATATTACCAGGAAATGGGTCTTGTGTCATACTATATTGTGGGACTCTTTCACCTACAAATTCATAGAATTTATATTGATCTAAACTCGCTTCATTATCATTCTTATCCATGAATTGATCGGACTCGAAATGTAATTGGTATGGAGATTTGGGGTCATCCAAGTTGAAGAGTAAAAAGTAATTCGAACCTTTAGGATCTGTAAGGTAACTTTTGAAATATTTGTAATTACCAATAGTACATATGTCAATCTTAGCACCTCTATTTCTACCTTTACACCTACCTAATATATCTCTGTAAATTTTCCATGTGTCTTGGTCGTAACCGAACACTTGAAAAACCTGATATTTGTATTTTTTATCTTGATACATACCAAGGTATTTCATACCTCCTGTAGATTCTAATTTTTCTATTTCGTTTTGTGTGACGTAGTTGTCCAGTCCTTGAATTTCATCGTAAACGATATCAGATTCTCTCACCGAAATTGCATCTTTAAGAAAATTTTTTACGTCCTCTGAAGTCTTATACAGGTGAATATCTTTGTGTTGGAATTTGTTTTTGTTTTTTTCGAAAAGCTCAAAGTATTCTTTGTATTTGTAGATATCCTCGGGCTTAATCATTCCCGTACCCACTTTCTTTGTCAACCAACTTAATAGGTAAAATTTATTACCCGTAACCTCCACAATTTTATTGAAGTCGTCCTCAGAAACAGGTTTGTCTTCACCAACATATTTGTTTTTCAAATTGACGGTGTTCTGATCTAACTGTTCTTTAAGAAGTTTCCAAATTAAACTGCGTAATTCCATTCCTATAAATACCACTTACCCAAAATAAAAAACCCCATCCGAAGACGGGGTTAATTAAATTAAAGTGATCTGAGAACGTAGGAGAGTAGTGATAACACACCAACCAAAATTGGCATGTAAGTTTTTGCTCCCCCCATAAGTGCGAGATGTAAAACAACCGCAGCACTCATAAATGAAGTAACCAATACCATTCCGTAAAGGGACGTTACTGGAATACAAAGTAAGATAACACCCAAAAGTTCTCCAACTCCTGTTAGTACTCTATACTTTTCTAACTTCATAAATGCGAAGTTTCCGACCATTTCTTGAGTTCCGATGATTTTTTCTACAGCACCTTTACCTAACATAACGGCTACAACTGCAGTTAAAACCCATCCGAGAATTGCTAAAATTGTCATATAATTTATTTTGAAATTAAAGAATAGTTAAACAACATGACATTGTCAAATAAAAAACCCCCACCGTAGTGAGGGTTTTATATTCTATGATGTTTAGATTACTTACCAAAAGTATATCTGATACCTAACTGTGCAGACCATACATCAAATACTGATGAATTGAATTGATATGTGTCTTTGATCAAGTAAGTACCGCTTGCATCTCTTTGAGTTGCCAATCTATACGTTGGAATGTTACTAGCATCTCTGCTAACGAAGTTTAACAACTGAGGGTTTGTAGCTCTTTGAGATACACCCCATTTGTTGTTTACCATGTTTCCGAAGTTTAGAATGTCAGCTCTGATTTGGAAAGAATTTCTTTTTCCACCGATTTTAACAAATACATCCTGAGCTATTGAAAGATCGAATCTATGTAAGAAAGGAAGATCAAGTGCGTTTCTTTCAGCGTACTGTCCTCTTCTTGTTGATAGATATGGATCTTGAGATATGAAAGCTTCAAATGCTGCTTGTTGTTCAGCTTCAGTGTAAACTCTTGTTCCTACTGTAAGTGGTGCAAAACGAATGTCAGATCCTTTGTTTGGTACAAATACCAAATCATTGTTATTTACTCTGTCACCGTTCAAATCACCAGCTACAATGTAAGAGAATGGATTGTTCTGTGAACCAACATAACCAAGAGTGATTGTTGTTGCTCCACCATATTTTTTACCGTAGTCAATTCTGTAACCTAACAAACCTACGATTCTATTTCTAACAACAAAGTCAGAAATTGATAGTCCTAAGTTATTGTTACCGTTTACAGATACTGCTGACTGCCAGCTACCACTCGCGATTGAACCCGCACTCATGAAATCTTCAGCCATAGCGTTTGTGTAAGCTACATAACCCCAAAGACCTTTTGATACAGGTTTTTCTAATTTGAATGTTGCTGAACGATTGTAAGCACCATTTCTGTTTGTTAGAACTGCTGCCATTGATACGTTATCATTTACTCTTACACCATTATCATTTCCTGCGAAAAGGTCTCTAGTATCAACACCACCTAACTTACCAACTGGTTTATCTAAGTTAGCGTTGTAATAATGAACCGCATTGATGGTTTTGTTGTAGAGTAATTCAGCACTCAAAATTAAACCAAGCCAAGGTAGTTTCTGATCAATAGCGATGTTGTTTTTCCAAACTTGTGGAAATTTATAATTCTGATTAGTGAATGCTAAATCAAACGTAGAAGGTAAAGTTGGTGTTGATGGGATGAAGTATTGATTAGGATTTGCAGTGAAACCATATTGTGCCGCTGCCGCTCCTGATACATCGATAAATCCTGTTAACACACCGTTGTTACCAACTTGGTTAGAAAGGAACACGTATGGTGGTCTACCTGTGAATACACCTGTACCACCACGGATTTGTGTTTTTTTCTGACCTTTGAGGTCGTAGTTGAATCCGAAACGAGGTTCTATTAAGAACTGTGTTTTTGGAAGAACACTTGTATTGAATCCTTCACCATTTGCGAAGATCATTGAAGACACCGCTTTATTTTCTAAAGCTGTGTTACCTAAATCAATAACATTTGCTCTGATACCAAAAGTCAACTTCAGTTCTTTGGTTGCGTTGAATTCATCTTGAACGTAAAGATCCAAACGATTAGCTTCCAAAACCTGCATTGGTTCTACCGCTCCAGGTAGTGCCGAATAACGTAATTGGAATCTTGCTGGTGCGAATGTTGAAGGTCTACCACCGTTAGCAATTGATTGTCTTGCTGCGGTATAGAAGTCGTTCAGACTGTTGAAGATGTAAACTCCGTTAGAAGCTGGGAAGAATAGGTTATTTGATTGATAACTTTGATAGTTGAAACCACCAACCAAAGTATGTTTGTTCAAATACTTTGTCAAGTTATTTGTTACGTTGAACGTCCAATAGTTCAATTTGTTACCAGGTGTGAAAGGGTCGAAACCTACTGAAGTGTAAGTTGCGGAACCTTCTCTGATATCAATAGTTGGGAACATTTGACTCAAATATGCTCTATCCTCAATTTGCTTATCGTAAGAAACGATTAAGTTATTGTGAAGTGTGTTAGAGATTTTAGAGTTAAGTTCCAAAACCGCAGAACGAGTATTGTCCTGAATAATGTAACCACTATTTTTGAAACTCATTGCGTTGAACTGAGTAGTTCTGTTTCCTGCTCCCGCTGACTGAGAGTTTGAAATGTTAATCTCAGCAGAAGAATTGTGATTCACATAACGAGCGGTTAACTTGTTATTCTTGTTGATGTTCCAATCCACACGAATCAAGAATTTTCTTGAATCGTTAGTGTTAGAATACCCTTCCCAAGGACCTGTGACATAACCCAAACTATCTTTCATAAAGTTTGATAGTCTTTGCATGTCAGCAAATTTAACTCTACTGATTTGTGTACCTGTTAAAGGAGATCCTTCTGAAATCCAAGTCGTACCTGGTTCAGTTCTTACGATACTCTCATAGTTACCAAAAATGAATAATTTGTTTTTGATAATTGGAGCACCTAATCTGAAACCTTGTACCTTTTCATCAAATTTAGCCGCAGTTACTGTCGTACCCCTTGCATTGTTACCAACATAAGTAGATGAGTTGTTTCTCTGTGTTTGATACACACTTCCTTCAACCTCATTCGTACCTGAACGAGTAACAGCATTGATACCTGCACCAACGAAACCACTTTGACGAATATCGAAAGGTGCCACGTTAACCTGAAGTTGGTCAATTGCATCCAATGATATTGCTGAAGCACCAGTTCTACCACCCGCTTGAGCTGAAGAACCCAAACCAAAGTTGTTGTTGAACTGTGATCCGTCAATAGTGAAGTTGTTTAAACGTGAGTCTTGAGCTCCAAAAGAGTTTCCGTTACCGAATGGGTTGTACTTTGTGATACCATCGATAGTTCTTGCTCCCGCGATCGGAATAGAAGTAAGTTCTCTACGTCCGAATTGTTGAGCAGCTCCGGTTTTGTCTTTCGAAAAAACGTTACTCTTTGTTCCCACGACTGTAACCTCACTGAGTTGTTTAGAGTCGGAAAGTAGAACTACGTCCACATTACTTGTCGAGCCCAACAATGTCTGAATGTCTGTGATCTCAGCCATTTTGTAACCAACGTAACTAACGTGGATAATGTAAGGTCCACCTACACGAACTGCTGGAATGGTATACAAACCAGATTTTGTTGAGCTTGTTCGATACTCAGAACCTGAAGGTTGGTGTACTGCGTGTACAGTGGCACCTGCTAAAGTTTCTCCTTTTTCATTTTTCACAACACCTGACAGGGTAGAAGTTGTAATCTGCCCGAAAGATGTCAATGCCACCATAAAGGATAAAAGGGACATCAAGATTGCTTTTTTCATTTTGCTTTCTGTTTATTGGTTTATAAATAAAAAATCCCGCGACTGTTACGTCAACGGGATTTGTTTAATTTCTATGTGTTTTTCGGTAATAATTAAGTTCCACAAAATTGTTTTTAAGGATTATCCTTGTTTCAATAAGTATAGGGCACAGTTTCCAAGTTGTCAAACTTCATGTTAAGAAAATGTAAACACGGAGATATCCAACTGATTTTCAGTAATTAATTTTTTAAAGAATTAATAAGATTTTTGTCTTCGTTCGAGAGATTCTGAAACCACTCAGGACTCAGATCATTATAACTTTTTTTGTTGTCGAAATCGGGATTCCCTTTTTCGTCACATGGATACACGTAGTCCTTATCTACGTAGATGCATACGGATGCTAATTTTAATATTTCTTTCATAGTTCAGGATCGTTTGTACTCCGTAGGGGATTCGAACCCCTGATTTTCTCCGTGAAAGGGAGACGACTTGAGCCACTGGTCTAACGGAGCGGTAAAAAAAAACAGGCTTTTCGTGACCTTTTACACATCATGACCAACATATTCCTACATTGGTGGTTACATTTTCGTCGTTGGTTAATTACTCCTGACTTATAGTAAACACTACCCTCACCGCTCTGATACCGCGAATCAAGACGGCGTCTTTGGGATTCATATACCGAGGGGTTCCACCTCAGTCTTCACCTGTCTGGTGGAGATGACGGGAGTCGAACCCGTGTCTTGTTCACGAACACTATAAATGACTACACGTTTAGTACAACGTTGTTTCTCAACGTTACGAAATATTAGGTTAGATATATGTGGGAAACCAACCTACAAACAACCTGGTCTCAGAATTATTTTAAACGAGCTCTGACCTGTCACCCGTATATTGGACTTCTGTTCCTAGGTTAACGTCCTAATCGACCCGATATGTTGTTCTCTACGATTACGCAGCAACAACGCTTTCTTCACGGATAAGACCGATAGCAGAAAGTTTTGCGAAAGTTTCGCCGTTTGTGTTTCAAATCAGTTTTTAAGGAGTTAATTCAGCTCCTACGTGCCATCTATAATATCACATGCCAATCAATGCCGTGACATCCCCATGATTTCAAATAACTTTTTCAAAGGTAAGAATAAATAGTTTCTAATCCAAACGAATTTTATATTTATATTAAAATCATTGTTTTGGCATCGAGTGAATTATTTCAAATATTAAGAAAATACGTAAGGGGACAAGCGGATAGGTATGATATTGAAAGGACCGAACCATCGATACATAGGGTTGTTGAAAATCCGGTAAAGGGGTTAACAAAAATTCAATTCGAGTTCAAAAACGACGAAGAACTACTCGAAGCTTTAGGTGTTTCTCAGGACGACGTTTTCTTTGTGAATCATGTTTACTCACCTCATTCAAATTGGGGATTCACAGATGAATCTCGTGTATTCGAAGACTTCGAACAAGGATATATTGTTTTTTATGAATTGAACGAAGAAAATTTGGAAACAATGAATTTTATTTTGAAAGTTTTGGATCCAAATTATGATTACTCGGATCTACCGGAAGAAAACACAAACAAAAGGGCAGCGGAGATTCTTTTGAAAGTTTATCCAAAACAGACTAATAGGATTTTAGATGATTATCATTCTGAGTTTGAACATGCGGCGACTCAAAAGGCGATGGAAATTATCGACGAAGAACTTACTGAAGAACTCAAAAAAAATGAATTCACAGTTGCAAGAAAGTGGGACACAGTGAGTATCAATGTAGGTGAATTGATAATGTTATACTTGAAAACGGGATTAGTGTGGTTGAGTTTCAAGGATCTATTTAAAGAGTTATACAAAGGAGAAGATCAAGGTTGGAATTGGTCCGAACAAAGTTATGAGTGGGGATATAACAGTGACTTCGACAAAGAATCCTTCAATCGAGATGTCGCTTGGCAACTTGATAAGATTAAAGACAACATTGAAGAAGATGAAAATCTTCCAAAATTTATAGAGTTTTATAACAGAATCACAAAAAAATTCAAACCAATGGTCATGTATGATTTACCCAAATTGAAGGGTGTCACTTTCATGATTAAAGATTTCGATAAAGATGAAATGAAAGTTGAGGTAATCCTACGTAAAGACCTAAAATCAATATCCAGAAAAGTCTCAGAAGAAAATTTTTATAAATTATTATACCAACCTGAATTATTTGCTGGTCCGTTTGGTGATGTGTAAAAGTTTACTTACTTTTGTAGTAAATTTTTATTAATGAATCAAGAATTAGAATTTCTAAAATCTGTTTTGAGTGTTCCAACCAAGACTTACCAAGAAGGTGAGATGGTAAAATATCTTATCAATTGGTGTAATAAAGAAGGTTTGGATTACGAAGTAGATCAAAATTACAACGTTTACGTCACAAAAAAAACAGGTGAAATAAATGAAGGATTTTACTATCCGTGTGTAGTTGCACACACAGATACTGTACATAACATAGACATCATCAATGTGGTTGAAGAACAACTACCAAACGCACAAGGAGAAATCAAACTCGCATTGAAGGCCTACAATGACCAAGGTCAACCAACAGGTATTGGTGGTGATGATAAAGCTGGCGTTTTTGCTTGTCTGACTTTATTGAAAGAACTTCCATTTCTGAAAGCAGCCTTCTTCGTTTCAGAGGAAACTGGTTGTCATGGATCACAGAAAGCCAACACAAAATTTTTTGAAAATGTGGGGTATGTTATTCAGTTTGATGCTCCCGAAAATTGGATGATTACCGAAAGATGTTTCGGACAAGTTCTGTTCGACAGAGACTCAGAATTCTTCGAAGTTTGTGATAAGGTATTATCTGAGGGGATGGTTATGGAAGACATGGATTATATGACTCACCCTTATACTGATGTTTGGGCGTTGAGGTCTAAATTTGATTTTTCTTGTATTAACTTTTCTATTGGGTACTACAACTACCACACCAAAAATGAATATGTAGTTGTTGAAGACGTTTACAATGGAATTAATATGGGTAGAAAAATGATTGAGAATTTAGGATATAAGTTACATTACAAACAGAACGTACCACAGAAATCTTTTAATAGATTATGGGATTAATAAAAAAGGGGGTTTTTCAACCCCCTTTTTTTTATTTACCCTTCTTCAGTTTTATTTCTTCACCATCTACAATCACTTTGTAAGATGTCCCTTCTTTCACATTTCCCTTCAAAACTTCTTCTGACACAAGATCTTCCACTTTGTCCTGAATTGCTCTCTTGAGTGGTCTTGCTCCGTAAAGTTCATCATACCCAACATTAGAAATATAATCTACGAGTGTTTGGTCATAAGAGATCTTATAGTTCATTTCATTCAAACGTGAGATCAACTTCTTGATTTCAATTTCACTGATTTTCTTGATGTCATCTTCTTTGAGTGCATTGAATGTAATGATGTCATCAACACGGTTCAAGAATTCGGGAGAGAAGAAATTTTTCATTTCTTTCATCAAGATTTCTTTTTTCTGTTCATCAGAACCATACTTGGACGAACCGAATCCGATACCCGTACCGAAGTCTTGTAGTTTTTTTACACCCAAGTTAGAAGTCATGATAATCAACGTATTTCTGAAGTTGATTTTTCTACCCAAACTATCGGTAACATGACCGTCATCCAATATTTGTAGTAAGACAGAGAATATATCTTTGTGAGCTTTCTCTACCTCATCGAATAGGATTACAGAATAAGGTTTGTTTTTAACTTGCTCTGTAAGTTGACCACCTTCATCGTAACCAACATAGCCTGGAGGAGCACCTACTAATTTGGAGATAGTATGTTTTTCTTGATATTCACTCATGTCCACTCTGATCAAAGAATCCTCAGTACCGAAAATTTCTTTTGCGAGTTGTTTTGCTAAGTGAGTTTTACCTACACCTGTTGATCCTAAGAAAATGAATGAACCGATTGGACGATTTGGATCTTTGATACCCAAACGATTTCTACGAATAGATTTTACAATCTTGAGAACCGCAGCATCTTGACCGATAACTCTATCCTTGAGGACTGAATCCAAATTAACAAGAGCCTTGGTGTCATCGATAGACATCTTGGATACCGGAATTTTGGTCATTGTAGAAACAACTTCATAAACCAAGTCCAAAGAGATTTCCTTCTTTGATTGAGACATTTCTTCTTCGAACTTTTTCTTTGCGTCTTCGAGTTTTACAATGATCTTCCTTTCTTTATCACGTAATTCTGCGGCTTGCTCGTAGTTCTGTTTCTTAACAACATCCATTTTGAGTTGTTTGATCTCAGAAGCCTTTTGTTTCAATTCTTCGATAGCTGCGGGAATTTTAGTTTCGAGTTGTGTACGAGCACCAACCTCGTCAAGGATATCGAAAGCTTTATCGGGAAACTCACGATCAGTAATATAACGATCGGCCAATTTCACACAAGCCTCCAAAACAGAATCAGAATAAGTTACCTTATGGTAAGCTTCATACTTGTCTTTGGAATTTTTGAGAATAAGGAGTGTTTCTTCCTTGGTTGCACCTTCAACCATAATTTTTTGGAAACGTCTCTCGAGTGCTCCATCTTTTTCAAAGTTGGTACGGTATTCATCAAGTGTAGTTGCACCAATACATTGAATCTCTCCACGAGATAATGCTGGTTTGAAGATGTTTGATGCATCCAATGAACCTGACGCATTTCCTGCTCCAACCATTGTGTGAATTTCATCGATGAACACAACCACATTTGGGTTAGCCTGTAATTCTTCGATGATCACTTTCAACCTTTCTTCGAACTGACCACGGTATTTTGTACCGGCAACAATTGAGTTGATATCGAGATTCACAATCCTTTTATCCATCAAATTTTTTGGACACTCACCGTTATAAATCTTCATAGCCAAACCCTCAACGATTGCGGTCTTACCACAACCAGGTTCTCCGATGATAATTGGATTGTTCTTTTTTCTTCTCGAAAGAATTTGAGCAATCCTCATGATTTCTTTATCTCGGCCGATAACGGGATCCAATTTACCTTGTTCGGCTAATTTGATAAGATCCCTACTGAAATTATCCAACACTGGTGTTGGGCTGTCAGAAGATTGTTTCTTCTTACTCATCATTTTGTCATCGTCATCAAGTAGATCATTCATATTTAATAATTTTTTTCAAAGGTGTATCAAAATTTGGACATAAACAATTATTTTGACAAATTGTCATGATATATTTTTTTTGTCTGTCATTTTGTCTAAAAGATTATTCTTAGACTATCAAATTGTCACCATAAATGAATCGGCACCAATATTGATAAACTACAGAATAAATAATAAATTTTAAAATCAAAAACAAATTATTATGATCTACGGTACAAACGATTTCAATGACATCTTTGAAAAGTTTTTCAACAGTCCTAACACTTATTACAAGACTTCGGTTGTAACAAAAAACAAAGAAGATGAAAACAACTACGAAGTAAACCAAACTAAAGATGGTGCATACCTTTTATTTGAAGCACCTGGTTTCAACAAAGAAAATTTGAAGGTTGAAATTGAAGATGGTGTAATGACCATTGACGGTAAGAGAAAATACAAAATGAACGGTGAGGAAATTTCTAAATCGATTCACAAACAATTCAAATTAGGAACTGATTACAATGCAGAACTAATTGAAGCAACGATCGAGGACGGACTCCTTACGGTTTTCATCCCTGGATTTAAGAAACAAGAAAAGAAGAAGATCTCACTTCTATAATAAATGCTCATTCAAGATCAGATCCCTCACCAAATGGTGGGGGATTTGTATTTATATTCATGGACAATTGGAAAAAATTTGTTGAAGATACTTTAGCCGCTCAAGAGATACTACAAAAATATCTTGAGTTGAGACTTATGTTCCAAGAGTTGGGATACACTGAGAAACAATTGGAAAGAATTAGTTCTGGTCCCGAAAGAATGTTTGAAATCAGAGCTGAAATAGCGATGCTTATGCGTGATCTCAAAAAACAACTGAAAGGTTTCGGTTTCGATATTCAAGATGAGGATCTCATGCTTTATTTACAGTCAAAAATGAATAAAATTGATTTATTAACACCTTTAAAAGATGGCAGTAAAGAAAGAGACGATTGAGGGATCCAAAATTATCAACGAGATTGAGTCCTCAAATATTAAAAAGACAACATACGACACGGAACTAAAATCACTTGTTTGTGAATTCAATAATGGATTAGTTTACGAATATAAAGATGTACCTCACGCCACGTACACTAAATTCAGAATGGCTGAGTCACAAGGGAAATTTTTCATGAGCGAGATTTCTAAGAAGTTCACATACAAAAAACTCTAACTCACTGAGTATTTATATCAGATGAGTAATTTCCAAAAAATATTAGATAGTTTCACCCTGAGGGATACTTTAAATCCGAAAATTTGGGATAATCCTGAAGATCCTGAAAAATCAAAAATGAAGCCCAAGGTTCGTAAAGCCTTGATGAAAATTGCAAACGAGTTTATTGACTACTTGGGTGAGGATGCGTTTGTTGAAGATATCACCCTAACAGGGTCACTTTCAAACTTCAATTGGTCCGAATATTCAGACTTTGATCTTCACGTAATTGTAGATCTAAAGAAGTTTGGAAAACAGGAAGATACCTACAAAGAATTATTCAATCTTAAAAAACAACTTTTCAACGAAAAACATGATATCAAAATATTCGGATATGATGTAGAATTATATGCTCAAGGTGAAGATGAAAAACATGAAAGTTCAGGAGTTTATTCATTGATGGAGGATGAGTGGATTAATAAACCACAAAAAATGAAGAACGAAATTGATAAGTCTGTTATCGAGGATAAAGTAAAAAACTGGAACGAAAAGATAGAAAATGCTTTGGAGTCTTTGGACAAAGGTGATCTTGAGAAAGGAAAGAAAAAAATAGAGGACTTGAAAGACAAGTTGAAAGAGTATAGAAAATCTGGACTTGAAAAAGAGGGAGAACTTTCATATGAGAATTTGACATTCAAATTCTTGAGAAGAAACGGTATGATTGAAAAATTATTCAACACGTACAACAACTACATCGATCAAGAACTTTCAATGGAACAATCAATCAAAGAAAGTATTATCAAGTTCCTTCAAGAAGCACCAATGAGTTCTCATTTGACAGGCGGTGCTGACATTACAATACCAAGAGATGGTGCACATGCAGGACAAAGTGGCTGGCACTCAAGTAATGCTTGGGATATCAAAGCAGCTGTGGGAGATCCTGTTTTCGCTTTAGCCGGTGGTACAGTACAAACCTTCTCTGATTATGGTGCAGATGTTATAAAGAGGGGTGGTAAAAAATTATATGGTCAAAGTTTCACTGTTGATAGTGAAGGTGGTTTACCTGACATCTATTATACACACTTACAAGGTGCACAAGTTAGAAAAGGAGATAAAGTTCAGTGTGGTCAACTCTTGGGGTATGTCATGGATTTCCCTAATAGTTCCTATGATCACGTTCACATTGGTATTGAGTCAGGTCATAACATAAGAGAGTTTTTGAATGATGATGGATCTTTGAAATGTGCTAAAGGACAAAAATTAGGAAAGTACGCCAAGAAATTTAGTGAAGACGGTGAGATATCCGATCTTGTTGGAGATTCAAGATTTTTACAAGACATCATCAGAGTGGCTGAAGGAAATAAAACCTACAAATACGAGCCAGGTAAAATTACCTATGACAAGGACGTTGAGTTCATTCAAACCGCTTTACAGTTCTTAGGATTCTCATTACCAAAATGGGGTGTTGACGGTAAGTATGGTCCTGAGACAGAAAACGCAGCCAAAGAATTCCAAAAATCTATGCAGATCACAACTGATGGAAAAATGGATGGTTTTGATCTTAGATACTTAACCGCGATGTTGGTTATTAGAAAATTCTCAGATGATGATTTGAGTAAAATCAAAAAACAAAAAGAGGTTGATACTTCAAACATAACTGACAAGAACTTCTACGAAAGGATATTAAAGGAGTTAGGTGCTCCTGTCACATCAGAAAACCTTAAATTTTTATATGCGTGGAGACAAGCCGAGGGTAAGGGAGGAAGATATAACCCATTCAATACAACATGGAAACTACCTGGTTCAACAAATATGAATAAGGTCGGAGTACAACATTACAAATCATTGGAGGATGGTATGATTGCGACTCTTAAAACATTGAGAAATGGAAGGTACAGTTGTATTGTAGATGGTCTCAAAAACGACATTGGGGCATCCCAAATATCAAAATGTTCATCACTTAAAACTTGGGGAACTGGAGATTTGGTTGCTAAAGTGGTTAATAGTTACGAAAAGGGAGCGTCTCCGAGTATCAAAGACCTCGCATAAATTAAATTATTCTTAAGGAACGTATATTTATAAAGAAAAAATTAAATGGCTTTAGTAACATATCTCATTGGTTCATGTGCAGGGGGTCCAGCAATACTTGTTGATTTTGACAGCAGTAATTTACCTGCGGTCAACGGTAATTATTTCCTTAGATTCTCAGGTGCAACTGCCGAGGGTTGTTATGACATTATCGATAATGCAGAGCCAACTACAGGTGTAGACGTTGTTACGTACATGTCCGTTGATTACGGAGATTGTGCAACTTGTGAGGCAGTTGTAACACCAACTCCAACTCCAAGTACTACTGCAACACCAACACCATCAGTTACTAAAACACCAACGGTTACACCAACAAAAACGGCTACCGCAACCCCTACTCCAAGTATAACAGCATCACCAACGGTTACACCAACAAAAACGGCTACACCTACTCCAAGCGTGACTGCAGCGGTTACATCTACTCCAACAGTTACTCCAACAAACTCACCAACACCGAGCACAACCGCAGGTGCAACTCCAACTCCTTCAGTAACCACAACTAAAACGCCTACTCCTACGCAGTCAGGTACAGCAAGTGTAACACCAACACCTACGGGAACTGCAGCAGTTACACCTACACCAACTTCGAGTGTCACACCAACTGTAACACCGACAACAACACCAACACCTACACCATTCGGAGTATTCAGTGCTAATACGTACTATGAATTCACAAATGAAATGTTCGGATCTTACAGTGGGGGTACTTATGACCCAAGTGTAGGACAATTACCACGTCCAGCTAACCAAGCAATGATTGGAAGTGAAAGAGGCACAGTTTATGACATGAGTGCAATAAAGATCGGTGGATTCGATGGATTAAATAACTAAAAAAAAACTAAAAAAAATATCATGGCAGACATCAGACCATTAGGAAGTGAAAGATTAGAGGGTTTAGACAAAATCAAAAGAATCATGGAGATTGCAAAATACAAAGATGCATCTTCGAACCCTGTTAATGAAAACACTTCTTCAGAATACAACATTACTTTCGCCGACGGCAACAGTTTCGGTATTGTTAAAGAAAAACAAGGATATATCATTAAACAAATGTTGGAGGAAGGCCAATCAGATTATATTGAGCCAATGAAAAATAGAAAATATTTTTCAAGCTATTCTCAAGCATTAAAGAAACTGAATTTAATGATCAAAGAAAACAATTCTTTAGTTGGTAACGAAGAGGGTGTTTCTTTATTCGGAGAGCAGAAAAAATTTGTTCTTAAGGCTCCTCAAGCGGCTGCTGAACAATCTCCTGTGGCACCTGAAGAACCAGTTGCACCGACTCTACCGGAACCTGAATTACCTTCAACAGAGGAAATGCCAGCACCTGATGCTGAGGTTCCTGTTGATGATGTATCAGTAGATACTGAAATGGGGATGGAAATGGATTCTGAACCAACAGACAACGAACCTGTGTCATTTAAAGTTATTCAGAAGTTGACAGGTAAGTTAACTCAAAAGATCAGACAATTTGGTTCAGAGAATGAAATGTCTTCTGAGGATATCAAATACGTTATAAATATGGTTCTTTCTTCAGTTGATTTGACAAATCTTTCGACAGAGGACAAGGATGAAATTATGAACAAATTTGAATCTGATGAAGCAGATGCGGTTGTAGACGGTGGTGATGACAAAGATGGTACCGATATTACAGATGACACTGAGGTTGAAGATATACAAAACTTTATGGATGTTGAAAACGACGCTGATATGGTAGATGTGGGGGCACAACCTGAAGGATTTGGAAAAATCGAGGCAGAGGAACAGTGGCAAGCGGCTATCGCACCGGCAATTGAAAGAATGGCAATGTCATATGCGGCTAACAAAGCTGCTGATAAAGTTTCAGACATGTTTTCAAATGAAGAAGAAATTGAAGAAGAATCTGCAGTTGAGAAAAGTTTGTTAGATCATTTATTCTCAGAATCTAAAGTTGATAAAGTATTATCGAAATACTTTGAGGTTAAGGATTCTGAAAAGAGAATGATCCAAGAAAAAAGAACTGTGAAAAATATTCAATTGAAGAAAGTTATTGAAAAAGAAATGAATTCAGTAAAAAAACTATCTGAGTCAATTGAACAAGAATTAGCTGCTGAAAAATTTTTAGAAGAAAACTTTGGTTTTTCTTTGATTGGAAAAACAAACAAGAAAAACTTAGTGTTCGAAAAAAATAATAAACAAACTAAAATTTCACCTGAAGGATTGATTCTATGAGTTATCTAATCTATGTAAATGGACTTGGTCCAAATTTTAGAGGTGATAATTTGTATGAGTTTATTTTTTCGGATGAGAAAGATGTTTGGGGTGAAAATTGGGACAGTAAACCATCAAATGGTTACCCTCAACCACCCGATTTGAAATATGTAAAGAAAGTAGGAGTTCTGAAAAATACCGATATAAAATTGGATTTGATTCAGAACTCTGATTATTTTAGTATGATAGATGCGGTTGACGGAGTAATCGCATTAGCCTGGGAATCTGATGAGGTAGAAGATAGAATGGTGTTCAGGTTTGGCCAAAGTGAGGAGGAAATAACTGATATTCTATATTCTAAAGATTTAATTCTCAAAATAGAAAAAAAGGAATCTTATGAAAATTAATAAAAAAGCCTTGGATTTAGTTGAAGTAGGTTTAAGACCTGACACAGTTGCAAAAATGTCAGAGTCACAAATTAACACCTTACATTCAAAAATGATCTCTGAAATCACTATGGTTTCTAAAGCAGATACGAGCACTATTAACAAACTTAAAACTGAAAAGAAACCTTTCGAGGTTTACGAAAAAGAAATCAAAGAACAACCTGATACTGAAGTTAGCATGACTGACAAGACAGCAGGAGGTACGACACAAGATCCTGTACAAGTACAAGGACCTGATGGGACTGACGACGTAGGTAATGATCAAATCAATAAAGAGAAGGAGATTTCAGAAAGAGAAACTAATCCTTGGGCTATTTGTACAGCACAACTTGGTAAAGAGTTTGGTACAACAGAGAGAAGTGATTGGTCTAAAGGACAAATGAAAAAATATGAAAGATGTGTTAAGGACGTAAAGAAAACTGTGAAGGAAGGAAAAAATCCTGTATCTTTGTTTATTGAAAACAAGATTATGGAATTAGTATCTAAACATATCCCACCAAAAATGACTAAGGGAGAATTGATGAAACACTTAGTTGAAGACGGACCAGCGGTAGCCCCATCAAAACCAAAAACATCTCCAACAACAAAACCAGGAAAACCTGGTACTAAACCTCAGAAGCCCGGCCATCCTTTAAGGAATCCAAATCCAGGTGAAAAACCCGCACCTAAAGCTGGCCACGAAAAGGCGAAGAAAGAGGTTATAGACTTAATTATCAACTTATTAGACAAGTAATCATGGCAAAGAAACTGAAAGAACAATTAGATTATGGTAATAGACCGGAAAGAATGGATCCTAATTTGGAGAGAAAGTTAGCAGATCCACAGGGTCTTTATGGACAGAATCCTGCTATGAGAAAAGGACCCCAAGATGTTGAAAGATTGGTTAGCTCAAGATTCAAAAAAGTTGCCGACAAGTTAAGGTCTGTACCCGGAATGAGAGATCTCAGTCCAAGAGTGGTACAAGCTTTCTATATGCAAATGATGAATAGCCTACCAACAATAATGAGAATTGAGGGTGCGCACAAAGATGAATTGATTGAGTTAGCTAAAAAAGCTTCACTCGAAGAAACAGAAGTTCCTGATGGTTGGGTTAATATAATTGCAGAATTAGGTATGCCAATTGATGTCTCTAATTTCAGATACGAACCTGAAGATGAAGAGGAGGAAGAAGATGAGGAGGAAAAAGAAGAAAAATTGCAATTCCAATCATTTGATGTTGAGGATCTAACAGACGCTGAACAGCTCGAGTTAGAAAAACACAAAAGAAACATCATCAACGCTATCATCCAAGGTGCTGCTAAGAAGGGACATTACATATTTCAAAAACCCTCTGTAAAGAGAGCATTAGACCGCATTGATCCACAATTATTTCCATTGTACTTGGCTATAATGGCAGTTAATGACTACATGTACTTCACTCAAGAACAAATGATTGAAATGATGAGTACAACAGGTCAAGGTGTTGCTGGAAAAGTTGAGTTGGATCCCGAAGGAGAAGAGGGAGATGAGGGTGGAGAAGAAGGTGAGTCTGAAATTGATACTGTAATCAAAGCTCAAGGTCTTATCTTCCCAATTTTATGCCATGAGATCATAAAAGGTATTGAAGAGTCCAAAGGAAGACATGGTTTACCGAAGGAACCCGGAATGCGTCAAAAAGTTCAACAACAAGTTGATACTTTGGCAAACGAACCAATGCAATTGAGAATCGGACCAGAAATTGTAGAAAAAATCCGTTTTTCACTTCCTGATGAAATGTTTGATGAATCCAATAAAGGATTAATAAACTGGTTCCACATCTTGTTATACCAAATTGATGCAAAAGAATTCTTGGAAATCATAGGAGACGCTATCTCAGATGATAAATCTAAAAACAAGAAAGCTACTGCGAGATTCGAGGAGATCATGAAAGAAGCTCAGAACATGAAGTCAGAATTCGAAAATTACAAAGAAGAAAATGACATCGATTCTGAAGATGAAGGAGACGACGATGAAGGTCTCGACGATTTCTTAGGAAGTTTGGGTATATCAAGACCCAAATAATTTTCTGTGACCAGAGAACAATTAATTATCGAAGTTACGAAGTGTATGAAAAACACTCCGTACGCGATGAGAACTTATTTGCAGACTTTTGACAATACCGTCAAAAGATATGTACCATTGGATCTATTCCCTGACCAAGTAACCTTAGTTGAGGATTATGATAATTACAACGAAAACATTGCACTGAAATATAGACAGGCGGGTGTATCAACAGTAACCGCTGCATGGTCTTCGAAAAGGTTAGTTTTTGCAAAGAAGAACAATCCAGAAAAAATACTGATCATTGCAAACAAATTGGATACCGCTGTAGAATTTGCTAATAAGGTTAGAGGATTTACAGAACAATGGCCTGCTTGGGTTGGGGTTGGCTTTTCACAAGAAAAAAATTCACAAAGACATTTCAAACTCACAAATAATTGTGAAGTTAAGGCGGTTGCAACTTCCAAAGATGCCTTACGTGGTTATACACCTACAATCCTAATATTCGATGAAGCAGCATATATTGAGGCAGATGACGACTTTTGGGCAGCCTGTATGGCTTCCCTGTCTACGGGAGGTAAAGTGATTGTAATTTCTACCCCAAATGGTTACGATCCAATTTACTATGAAATCTATGAACAGGCATTGAGAAACATGAATACGTTCAAAGTTTCTGAAATGTTTTGGTACAAGGATCCGAGATACAACAAAGATCTTTACATGGTAAAATGTGATGATCTGACTGATTATCTTTTAAACCGCGAAAATTACAAGAACACTGAAGTTATAGACCTAACGGTAGAAAATGCCTACGAAAGAGATTATGATGTTGTAAAAAATTACATCTCACAAGGATTCAAACCATGTTCATCTTGGTTCGAAGGTATGGTAAAAAAACTGAAGTATGACAAAAGAAAAGTTGCTCAGGAACTTGAGTGTAACTTTTTGGGGTCAGGTGATAATGTATTCGAATCAACTCTCCTTACTAAAATAAAAGATAATGATATAAAAGATCCTGATGGAAAAATGATGGCAGGTAACTTGTGGATTTGGAAAGATCCTGTTATGAGTCATAGATACATCATGGGTGTGGACGTTTCGAGGGGTGATTCGGAGGATTTTTCTTGTATCCAAATTATCGATTTTGATGAGAGAGAACAAGTTTTTGAATATGTGGCTAAAACACCGCCAGACGTTTTAGCGGAAGTTGCCTACAAGTGGGGTAAGATGTATAATGCAATGATTGTCACAGATCTGACTGGAGGTATGGGAGTCGCAACGGCGAGAAAATTGCAAGAGTTAGGTTATAAGAATTTATATGTTGAAGGACTGACAGAAAGAAACAAATATAAATGGGATCCGAAAAGAGACGAAAAAATACCAGGGATTAACTTCAATGCTAAAAGGGTTCAAATTATTGCATCTTTGGAAGAATCTTTGAGACACGGTTTCAAAGTTAGATCTCAAAGACTTTTGAATGAAATGGGTAAATTCATTTATGTGAATGGTAGACCAGATCACCAAAAAGGTCACCATGACGATACAATTATGTCAATTGCTATGGCAATTTACGTTGGAGATACTGCATTCCAAAACTTACAGAAGGTTGTTCAACAAACTAAAGTTATGATTGATTCGTGGCACACAGAACGTAGTGAGAACAAAATGAGATCTGATTTTTTCAATCCTACAATACCCGTAGCAGGAAATCACAATCCAAGATTTATCAACGAAGCATCCAAAGAGGACTACAGGAAATATGGATGGTTATTTGGGGGTCGATAAGTATTTATATTATCAACGTAACACGTAAAATTGTAAAATGGATAATAAGAATCTAACGGTATGGCAACGACTTTCTGCGGCATTTGGACCTAACGCGCTCCTTAATCAGGATTATCCTACTTTTCATTTCGACAAAGAGGTTCTTTTAAAAACTCAAGACAAAGCCCAATACGAAAAAGAAAAACTTCAAGCCCAACAAACCTTTTACTTATCTAATCAATGGGCAAAAGTTGAAAACAATTTGTATTCTCAAGCAGTATATTATGAACCAACAAGATTGGCTTCAGTATACGACTATGAATCAATGGAGTATACTCCTGAAATATCTGCGGCGTTAGATATCTACGCTGAGGAATCAACAACTACTAACGAAGACGGGTTCATTCTACAAATTTATTCTGAATCAAAAAGAATCAAGGGTGTATTAGCAGATCTTTTCAATAACACATTGGATATCAATACAAACTTACCAATGTGGACAAGAAACACGTGTAAATATGGTGACAATTTTGTATATCTGAAATTGGATCCTGAAAAAGGAGTTGTTGGTGTACAACAATTACCAAATATAGAAATCGAAAGAGTTGAAGCAGGAATGCACGAAAAAAGAGCACAATCTTTGGAAGACCCTACAGCTCAAAGAGCCCTTCACTTCAAGTGGAAAAACAAAAACATGGAGTTCCAATCTTGGGAGATTGCACATTTCAGACTACTGGGTGACGACAGAAAACTTCCATATGGTACCTCGATGTTAGAAAAAGCAAGACGTATTTGGAAACAATTATTGTTATCTGAAGACGCAATGTTAATTTATCGTACTTCAAGAGCACCTGAAAGAAGAATATTCAAAGTGTTCGTTGGAAATATGAATGACGAGGATGTTGAAGCATACGTTCAACGTGTAGCAAATAAGTTCAAAAGAGATCAGGTGTTGGATCAAAAGACGGGTAACGTGGACATGAGGTTCAACCAAATGGCTGTTGATCAGGACTACTTTGTTCCCGTGAGAGACCCTGCAGCTCCTTCTCCAATTGATACATTACCAGGTGCACAAAACTTAGCTGAGATTGCCGATATTGAATATATTCAGAAGAAATTACTAACTGCATTACGTGTTCCAAAAGCATTCTTGGGATTTGAAGAAGTGGTAGGAGACGGAAAAAATTTGTCATTACAAGATATTCGTTTTGCCCGTACTATTAATAGAATCCAAAAAAGTATGTTGCAAGAATTGAACAAAATTGCAATTATACATTTGTTTCTCAACGGATTTGAAGAAGAAATTGCAAACTTCACTTTAGGTCTTACAAACCCATCTACTCAAGCTGACCTTTTAAAGATTGATGTATGGAAAGAGAAAGTTTTACTTTACAAAGATGCAGTTGCGGATCCAGGTAATGGTATTCAACCTGTATCATCTACATGGGCTAAAAAACATATTCTCGGAATGTCTGATGAGGAAATCAAATTGGATTTACAACAACAAAGAATAGAAAAAGCGGTAGGTGAAGAATTGAAGAATACTCCAGCCGTAATCCAAAAAACAGGTATATTTGACAATATTGACAAACTATATGGTTCTACAACAGGATCTACAGCAACTGCAGGAGCAACACCTAGTGGAGAAGTTTCTGAACCTGCTTTAGGGGCCTTACCTGCTGAAACAGGTGGAGCTTTACCGGGTGAAGAGGTGGCCGCTCCTGAGGCAGCACCTGAGGGAGAAGCTGCGGGTGGAACAGTACCAGAATCACGTTTCGACAACATGAATATTTTGCTAGACTCAGATATGATTAAGGGTAGAACAATCTTAGATTTGAGCCATGGTCAACAATATTTAGGAGAAATTGAAAAAGAGTTAGACAACTTACTAAACTCCTAATATTTATAAAAAAATATTGTTCCATGACCTTCGGAGAAGTAAAATCCATAATTGAAGAAAGCTTGATAGAATCTTATAAAGATTCCAAAAATTTCAAAAGTGTGATGAAAGAGTTTCACACAAATATCTTGACTAACAAGTCATTGTCTAAATTGTATTCCCTATACGATGATTTGAATTCAGAAAAATCTTTGTCCGAAAAAGAAGCTAAGGAGTACTTGGAAGAAGGTATCTCTCTTATTAGATCTGTATTGGAAAATGCTAAGTTGCCAAAATTCACATCTAAAAAGATTGAAAACAAATACAAAGATTTGGATACATTAGTTTACACCAAAAATTTGAATATATCAGAGAGAGTTTCTGCTAAAAACAATCTTATTTCCAATTTAACTAAATCTCCTAACTCATTGAAAGAATCGATTAACCTACCTTTGACATCGATGGTTTCAGTTGCAAATCAAACCCTGAAGAATTACATTGAGACTATGGATGAGTCAACAAAAAAAGATTTCTTCAAAGTAATCAAATCTGATCAGAATGATTTGGAAAAAGAGTTTGGTACAATCAAAGAAAGTGCAATTAATAAATTGCAAACTATTTTGGAAGGTGAAAACGAGTTTGAGTTGAAAACCAAAATATCTGAAACGATTGATAGATTGAAAAACGAAGAGTTCAATCAAATGAATTTTGTAAGAATCAGCTCGTTAGAAAAATCTATTTAATTTCCTATCTTCTGTTGTGTATAAATAGCTTTAAGCTTTTGAGTCCTTTTTTTGACTGAAGGTTTAACATACTCTTTTCTTTCGAAAAGTGTTTTTTGTTGCTTAGTCTTCATCACCTTAGATTTCAAGGTCTTAAGTGCTCTTTCAATGTTTTCGTTTTTTCCGATTTCAATAATTAACATAATAACATATATTTCGAAAAGTCAATTTTGACAATTATATTCCTTTTTCATAATATTTTAAAAACAAATAAACTATTGTATATGAAACAAAATGAAGAAAGGAAAAACCTCAAAAATAAATAACTTCGAATCTCTCAAAGTAAATTATGGAACAGTAGATTCCAAAAATTTAAAATCAATTTACATTAACATACAATCATGGGTAAACCCTAAAATTATCTCCGAGAACTGGAATAGAATTGTATGTAATTTTAGTCGTGAAATCAAACACACCATTTATTATCAATTAGACAGACAAATATTCGAGGATAAGTCAATCGTTGATTTGGATCTCAGAACGTCAGGTATAGTCTTTGGAAAGAAATCCTTTTTGAACTTGGAAATTAATCTTTTCACATCCCAAGAATTAGACTTTAAATCAAATGTAGTACGAGACTCAATTAAAAAATTAGTTTCTGCAATCAACTCCGAAAATTTCAAGAAAAACAATTATTTTGATTTTACCCTCACTAAAAATGGAAATCCAACAAAATCAAAGTCAGAAGTATATTTATAGAAAAAGTTTTGATGAAACAATATAAAATACTTGGTCCACACGAAATAGGTAAAGGTATCCTTATCGAAGAAGATGCGGGATATCTTTCTCCACTTGATAAATTGAATGAATCAATTTTGAAAGAAGCTCAAGAAAGAGACTATAAGAAACCATTTGAATTTTTTGCAGTTTTACAAAAATTCAACACCCCTAATAGAAACGGAAGATTTTATCCTGAAAACATTCTTAAAAGAGAAGCGGAAAAATATAAAAAGACAATCCAAAAAGGTCTTTCTACATCTGAATTAAACCACCCCGAATCCTCTCTCATTGACCTTGATAGAGTATCTCATTTGATCACAGATATTTGGTGGGAAGGAAATGTTTTGATGGGTAAATTAAAATTATTGACATCGCCAGGATTTCATGAAAGCGGTATTGTCTCAACAAAGGGTGATATTGCGGCGAACCTAATGAGACAAGGAGTAACGATGGGAGTATCTTCAAGAGGAGTAGGATCCCTCAAGAAAATCGGTGAGAGAAATGAAGTACAAGATGATTTCGAGTTGATTTGTTTCGATTTGGTTTCTTCACCTTCAACACCAGGTGCATACCTTTTCCCAAATGCTGAGGACAGAATGAAATATGAGGAAAACTTGGAAGAAGAAAAAATCGTTGGGTTAAGTTCGGCTGGAAACAAGTCTATTGATTTAATGAAAAAACTTACCGATTATTTGGGAAGATAATTAAAAACTATGGACGAAAAATTTTTTGTAGCAAAAATTACTTATGATCTTCCTGATGAAAACACAGGTAAAATCAAAAAAATTAAAGAAGAAAAACTCGTTAAAGGATTTTCAGTAACTGATGTTGAAGCAAAAGTTACCAAACGATATGAGGGGTTCTCTAATGATTGGAGAATAACTTCTGTATCAGAAAGTAAGATTGACGAAGTAATTGATTAAAAGTGGTTTTATACCACTTTTTTTATTTTGAGGATATTTATAAAATAAAAAATTATGAATATCCTACTTAGTACTCCATCAGGTAATGGAAGATTGATACAGGGCGGAACCATCCAAGATGGGATTACACTTGCCAATTCATTAGGACTTACTGAATATAATGTTGCTGTTTACAATGCGGCCTCTGTTGTTGTTAATGATAACACAGGTGGTGGTTTCAACATTAACCTAAATGACGAAGGAACTACAGAGAGATTTCTAATTTTTGATACTACTTCATCTAACGTTTTGTCTTGGATCACGACAAACTACCCAACAGCTACGTTGGTTACATTCGGAAAAACTTCAATAATATTAGCTACAGCCTAAATTTTTTTCGATTTAGACACTATTTATAAGTTAAAATAATAACAATTTATTATGCAAGAAAATAAATCAATTGTTGAAGAGGCGTTGATTCAAATGAAAAATGTTGAACAAGCAATCGCCGAAAATGCAAAAGGAATACTTCGTTCTACAATGAAAGAAGAAATCGGACAACTGGTAAAAGAATCTCTCTCAGAACAAGATGATGAGGAAGAGGTTGACTTAGATTCAGAAATAGATACAGACGTAGAAGTTTCACCTGAAGAAGATGAAATGGAAATGGATGTTGATAACGAAGAAGGCATGGATATGGACATTGATATGGACATGGACATGGATTCTGAAAGTCCTATCGACTTAACAGGCGCATCGGACGAAGAAATTCTTAAAATTTTTAAAGCAATGGGCGAAGAAGATGGAATCATCGTGAAAAAAGACGGTGATGATATTCATATCACTGATAACAATCAGGATGCAGAATATCTTGTTAAGTTAGGAGAATCATTAGAAGAGGACATGGATATGGCATCTTTTGATGAAACTCTCGATGAAGAGGGTAATCCTATGGACATGGGATCTGACGAAACCTCAGACATGGACGACGAGAAAATCGACATGATCGTTAGCAAACTTTTTGACGGTGATCATTCTCTTGAAGAAGAGGAAGATGACGAAGAAGAAGAGGAAGATGACGAAGAAGAAGTTGACGAAATCGTTTATGAAATCAGTCTCGATGAAGATGATGATATCGAGGAAATGGAAGAGGGAGCTGAAGTTGATGAGTTGGACGAACAGGACGACATAGATCCTGAAATGGCTATGGAAATGGAAGAGGGCATGGACTCAGATATGGAAGACGAAATGCACGAAGACATGGAAGAAGACATGGATGGTTTAGAAGAATCTTACGATCACAAAAAGGTCGGAGTAAAAGAGGCTAAGATGACCGTAAAACCAGTAGGTAAGGGCATCGGAAAACCTAACTTCAAATATGATGGTGAAACTGAATACAAGTCACCTAAAAAAATGAAGCAAGGAACAAAAGGCGTTGGTATGGGTAAACCTAAGTTTGAGTACAAAGAAGGTGAAAATACTGATGGAAAGACTAAAGTTGTTAAAGCTAAGAAGAAAGTTGAAGCTAAAGAAGCGGCTCGTACTTACGGGTTTGGTTCTAAAGACGGATCTAGAGGTCTTAGAAAAGCAATAACAGACAACAGAAATCTAACATTTGAAGCACTTGAAATCGAAGTAAAACAACTAAGAGAAAAGAATGAAGAGTACAGAAAAGCACTTAACATTTTCAGATCTAAATTAAATGAAGTTGCAATCTTCAATTCAAATTTAGCATACGCTACAAGATTGTTCACAGAACACGCTACAACTAAAAAGGAAAAAATTAACATCCTTAGAAGATTTGATAGTGTTGAATCTTTGAAAGAATCTAAAAATCTATACAAAACTCTAAAAGATGAGTTGTCAAACACTGACAGTGCACCTTCTAAATCAATCAACGAATCTGTTGGAAAAATTGAAAAGGTTGTATCAACAGGATCAGCAACTAATCTGATAGAAAATAAGACTTACGAAGCACCTCAGTTCTTAAGAATTAAGGATTTGATGAGTAAGATCGGATAATAAAAAATTAAAAACAAAAACAAATAAAAATGGGAGCATTATTAGAATCAGGTCTCGTTGGTAACATTGGTCTTAAGCACCTTAAAGTTATCAAGGAAGATACTATCAACAAATGGGACAAATTAGGATTCTTAGAGGGTCTTAAAGGTCACGCAAAGGAAAACATTGCTCAGCTTTTCGAAAACCAAGCATCATATTTGATCAATGAGGCTGCAACAACTGACTCATCAGGTTCTTTCGAAACTGTAGTTTTCCCAATCGTTAGAAGAGTTTTCTCTAAACTTCTTGCTAATGATATCGTTTCAGTACAAGCTATGAACCTACCAATCGGTAAGTTGTTCTACTTCGTACCTCACATTCAGAGATATCAGTCTCCGAATGAATTATTACCACAAGATGGTGGTGATCACTACGCACCTTATGGAGCACCTAACGGACCAGCTTCACAAAATGCGGGTTACAACCAAAATGACAAAGATCTTTACGATCTTTTCTATGAAGGTAACGAACCAGATTTGGATCCTCCAGGTCTATTCGACTATTCTAAAGGTACATTCTCTGCAATGACATACACAGCTTCAACGCAAGTATGGGATGCAGCAGGAAACGCACTTATCCAATCAGGATACGCAGCTGGTACTTATAGAAAAGTAATCATGGCACTTTCTGGTTTCCAAAGTGCAGGTCAAGGTCAATTGATCGGACCAGATGGTAACGAACAAGATACTGAAGCTTTCTTAGCTTCTTTACAAGTTCTTCCAATCACTAACGCAACTGCAAACGGATTCTCAGGTGTATCTTCACCTGTATTATTCAGAGTTGTAACACAGGTTTACGGTAAAGGTATTGTACAGTATGGCGGTCAGTCAAACACAACATTCCCTTCTACAGGTAATGGTGGTTCATACAACAACGTTTGTGATGCTAACGGTGTAATTTATCTTGAAGCTGATCTTCAAGTTCCTTGTGAAGTAACATCTTCTTCACTTGATGGTTATTCTGGATACACTACAACAGTGAACACAGATTACAACCAAGCATTCAAGTGTAAGTACAGAGTTTACAAAGAAATGGAATTCGAAGACAGATTGGGTGAGGTTTCTTTCGATCTACAGGCTGTAACAGTTTCTGTAACTGAAAGAAAACTAAGAGCTCAATGGTCACCTGAATTGGCTCAAGACGTTGCGGCATTCCACAACATCGATGCTGAAGCTGAATTAACTGCTTTGTTATCAGAGCAAGTTGCAGCTGAAATCGATAGAGAGATCCTAAGAGACCTTAGAAAAGGTGCGGCTTGGAACTTAAGATGGAACTACAACGGATGGAAGCAATTAGGTAACAATGCAGTACCTTATACACAAAAGGACTGGAACCAAACGCTTATCACAGCAATCAACCAAATTTCAGCTCAGATCCACAAATCAACTCTAAGAGGTGGTGCTAACTGGATCGTTGTATCTTCTGAAATCAGTGCAATTTTTGATGACTTGGAGTATTTCCACGTATCAAACGCGGCTCCTGAGCAGGATCAATACAACATGGGTATTGAAAGAGTTGGTACTCTTGCTGGTAGATACCAAGTTTATAGAGATCCTTACTTCCCACCAAACCAAGTGTTGTTGGGTCACAAAGGAACATCTTTACTTGACACAGGTTATATCTACGCACCATATGTACCTTTACAACTTACTCCAACAATGTATAACCCATTCAACTTCACACCTATCAAGGGTATCATGACTAGATACGCTAAGAAAATGGTTAACAACCGTTTCTATGGTAGAATCACAGTTGATGGAGTTAGAACATTCGATTTGAGAGAGTTGAGATAATATGGTCTAACCAAAATATAAAAGGGTCCTTCGGGACCCTTTTTTTTTATATCAGATATTTATAAACATGATCAAACAAAACTTCAATATAGATTCGGTTGAGATGTCGAGAATTTTACAGATGCACGAGAGTGCGACCAAAAATCATTATCTGATAAAGGAACAAAGACAGCCCGAGGTAATCACAAATACTGAGACTAAAATAAATAAATTCCCTACAACAAACTTGGGAAATAAGTTTGAATATGGGAAATATGACTCACCAACAGTGAAGACTGCAATAGAACAATTGAAGCCTCAAATTGAAAAATTTATACAAGATAGTGACTCGAGTAACTTTACAATCAACATATCAGCAGGAGAATCGAGGGTTACAAACCCGAAAGGTTTTGAGACTAAGGGAAGTTTGGCTTTGGCTAGAGCAAATAATGTAAAAAAATATTTCCAAGAATTGTTTCCCGATTTGATAAAGAAAGGGGTTTTGTTTATTAAATCACCGGAGTCCGTTGAAGAAGTCACAATCGGTAAGACTCCATATGGGGGTCCTGGTAGTGGAGATTTTAAAGATGAGGAAAAGAAGAAAAAATATAATCAAGAACAATTTGTAAATTTTGATATTGTCGGATCTGGTAGTAAAACAACAACTACAACAAAAACAAAAACATTCTGTAACGTTAAGCCATTACAGTCTGCGGGAGGATCACTTTCAGTAGATCAAGATTTTACTCAAGTAGTACCTTGGAATATCGGTAAAGGTGAAGGTAATCTATTTCTCTCGTTTGATACATTCTATATGCCCGATATAATTTATTTCGAATATAACGGAAAAACATATGGTGACACATTATTCAGAGGTAGTAGAACACCTGAATACAGAATATATGTTGGGACTGCACTATATGCAAAATATGGTCAAGCCGGATTACCTAAACAGATGGGACAAAATCAAATAACCAAATTAAATTTTAATGAAAATAGTTTGAAAGATGCGTTACCTGACATGAGAGCTTGGGGTTTGGAAGAATCTTTCAATAATACATTTGGTCCTGATTCTTCATTGAGTAATCCTGCGTATATGGATGCTTTTAGAAGATTCGACCAAAAGAGAGGGAATAACGGAGTTGATAGACTACTCAAAGATTTGGGACCTGATTTTCCTTGGGCAATTCTAAAATCAACGATTGGTGTTTCTTCTAGTGGAAAAATTGGGCCGATACCCAAAGTGGATGGGTTGGATACGATTAATATTATCAACGTCGCTCCTGTGGGCACCACTCAATGGAAATTGAATCTTAGTTGTGTTTAATGTGGGGTAATATTTTTGTATGTCCTCTGAGTTGAAGTGAATATATTTTTTAGTAACCCTATCGTATGTTGTAAATTGAGTAATTTTTACAGTATCGTTCTCCACATACCATGAAATAAAAGTCACGTGTTTTTTTATAACTTTCGATACCGAATCTATGATTTGTATGCTTTCGTCTTTTTTTTGTGAAAAAGAATTGAATGAGATTAGAGATAAAATGATTATCAATATATTTTTCATCATGTGGGTTTTGTGACAAAGATAAAGAAATTATCTATTGTATCAAAATATTTTCTTACTATATTTATTTTTAGATTTTAGTTTATCAGTCCCCAGTCTTAACCACTGTTGAGTATTCACGGATACGATGGTATTGGTAACATAGTCAATCAACTATTGTAAAATTAAAAAAAATGAATTACGCAACAAGTGTGAGTAATCCGACCGCTCACGTAACAAAAAGAAAGTCGAGACTTAAAGTATATGGTGGTGTAAACCTATACATGAATGAAGGGGAAACATTCGAAATTGAACTCTACAACCCCAAAACAAATTCCATCTTAGCAAAGATCAAATTAAACGGAAAGTACATCTCCTCTACAGGTATCGTCATAAGACCTGGTCAGAGACTGTTTTTAGAACGTTTTTTAGACACTAATAACAAGTTTGTATTCACTACCTACGAAGTGGAAGATAATCGTCCTAATAGGGATGTAATTGCATTTAACGGTAATGTAGAGATTGAGTTCTACGATGAATCAACAAAACCAATTTATCCTCACTTAGTTGGTGGTAGTTGGGGATCTAGTTGGACAACGATAAACACGGGGTCTCCTTGGTTAGGTGGAAATATAACATACACAACTAATAGTATGGGAGTTCCCACCAGTAATGTGAGTTCTTTCTACTCTAATACAACACCCGAAGGTCCAAATGTCAGGAGTAAATTTGATACATCAAGAACCCCTCTGAGAGGTTCAAAAAAATCAATTGAGACCGGAAGAATAGAAAAAGGTGAATCTTCGGATCAAACTTTCACAACCGTAAATGAGGAATTCTCTTCTTTTGTTTCACATAAAGTGACTTATAAAATTTTACCTACAGGAACAAAAAACACTGAAGTGAAGGATATTGTGAATTATTGTTCTGAGTGTGGAAAAAAACAGAAGAAAGAATATAAATTCTGTCCTTCATGTGGTAACAAACTATAAATTTAAAAGGGTCCCGTGAGACCCTTTTTTTTTATACTTTATGATCGATTATTCTGAGTGATCTTGAAATTGCTTCAGATTCTTTAATATCATATAGACCATTCCTGAAAGCGTGTTGTAATGCTTCGGTCACTATCATTATAGCCTGTTCTTTTTTTAGGTTATCTAAGAATTTACCTAAAGATTCATTATCGGTATATTGAATCGTGTCAAATAAGAAATACGACTGAGTTGATCCTGTCATAATGTGTTTTTTTAATATTTATAATATAGAATTATGATTGTAAAAATAAATGAGACAACTAGAACCAAGGGTTCTGGAAGATATGAGATACCAATAGTAATGGGTCCCGAAGATTGGAAGAAAAGCAGTCTTCAACCCTTTACCAACGCAGTTTCTAATTATGTGAGCCCTGAAAACTCTCACGATTCGTACGATGGTGATATGGACCGAGACCAAAAACAAATTACAAAAGACGAAAAGTTTTATAAGAAGGTAAAAAAGATGTTGAGTCAAGCTTCGAATAGGAAAGATGATAAGGGTAACGATATTCATGGTTATCATCCTGAGACAGTAAAAAAATACAAAAAAAAGTTTAACATGAAAGAAGAAAAAGACATTGAAAAGATCCTTAAGGAGGACTTAGCCGTTTGGTTTGGAACTAAGAAAAAATCTAAAGGGAGTAAACAACCACAGGGGCCATGGGTTAACATTTGTCGTAAAGATAAAAATGGTAAACATCCACCATGTGGTAGACCTGAAGCCGAGGATAAGTCATACCCTAAATGTAGAGCCATGGGCGTTGCGAGAAGAATGTCTGACTCTCAAAAAAAATCTGCTTGTTCTCAGAAAAGGAGAGCAGAAAAAAAGGACACACAAACAGGTAGAGGTCAAAAACCTGTGATGACATCTTATAAACCGAGAAAAGAAAGTTTGGAGAGTATTATAAAGAAAGTCCTTAAAGAATCAATCAAGTCTACCTAAGATAGTCTTAAGAGAATGTTGAATATTTTTTCTTATTTCTATTTCTAATTCTTGTCGTCTATTTTCTAAGACCTGATCGAATTGTTGTGTGAGTCGGTCAAATTCCGTTGTATTTTGTAGATAAACACTGTAACTATAAACGTGATTAATAACATGGATGGTATAACTTTCCATCACAACATACATGTTTTTTTCCTCGTTTTTGATAATCCTCTTTCTTGAAATTGGGGAAAAACTAAGTTCGGATCCTGTGTTTGATATGAGTTTTTCACAAATTGCCGATGCCGAAATCTCTTCGTCTGAGGAGATTGGTTTGGGGTCGAATTTTTCTTTTAGGGTTAAAAACAACTTGTATAGTAGGTTGGGTATAATACCCACAACTTTTTCAGGTTTCATCTTGTAAATATAATTCAAAGAATTGAATTAACAATAGGTACCTGAGCAACGCTTGTTACCATCCAATCCTGCAATTCTTCCTTTGCAAACAGAAACCGCATAACCGTTAGCGTATGCTGAAGGATAAACTTTGAATTTTGCCTTAGCGGCTGCTTTACCTCTTGCACACAACTTAGTCCCTGCTTTCTTTCTTCCTTCTTGGATATCTTCATACTCAACATAGGATTCCTGCTTCTTCATCTCATTCATGAAAAAATCAAAAACCTGATCCATATTGTTTTTTGCTTCACTGATATGATCATCTGCCCAATCGTGACCATTTTGAATAATTTGATCGATCATTTTATGATCCATACTTAATAGCATATCGGCTTGTCTTTTGATCTGTTCAAGATTAGAAAAAGTCATATAGTTTTCTAATTCTTGTTCTCTAAGTACCTTTTTTACTAAATCACCTAATTGTGATTCTGTTAGTTTTACAATTTTTTGTGCCATTATTTCTTATTTACGATTTGGAATTTAAGTTGTTTTTTATAAGTATCTTTCTCACCACTAGTATTTACTCTGATATCAACAAAATACTCGTTAGGGATTTTATCTCTCATGTCGAATATGAAATAAAACTCATTTGGAGTTCTGTTAATTTTTGTCCAATTTTGAACTTGAACTTCAGTCTGACCTTCCATAACATAAACACGATAATACGCTTCGACATTTTGTAAAACGGTGTTTGATGTGTATGCTTTTTTAACCACAACACCAACTTTTCTGATGTCAGTATTGAGTATCTTTTCATCTTGGTTGATACCATAGAAACTGAAACCGAATTTAGAAGGATCCTGAGATTGTGATCCAATAATAACATTAGCTTGTAAAGGCTGTAATACAAATTGGTTTTTTACTGCGGGTAAACTTTCGCCATTCAAAATCAAGTCTGACCAATTATCATAGAAAATACAAGGTACTGGATAGGATCCAAAATCATTGGGTACTGACACTTCATATACCCCTCTTGTTTTCAAACAAGTTGTTAAGTTTTCTAAACCTGGAACTACAACACCGTTACCATCTAAAATGTCTACTGTTGGTAGGTCATCTAAGTTAGCGAAGTCACCGTTTTGATAAACATATAGGTATAATTTATTGATTCTTCCTTTAGTGAAAGTGTTTCTGTCATCATCAATCAGATCATCATAATTTGTGAGAAGATAGGGTTGATAGAATGTTTGTGTGTGTCTCGAAAAGAAAGCAACACTATAGTTTTCAGTTAACCCTGTAATATTTTCGATTTGAGGTAGATATGCAATCCCCCATCCTGTTACACCTGTTAGGGTTCCTTGAAGTATTGAATTTATTTCGGTGGTCATATCAAAATTGATATCTTCATTACCGAATTCAAAGTGTTGAACGTCTACAATAGTAAGTGCAGAATAGTTGCATCCTGTTAGTCCTGTCAGAGAGTTAGTGTTACTGTATATTCCATATTCAGACCAATTCTTGATGGTACTTCTTTGATACCAGTTTGATGGTCTATCCGAGAAGGCTTTGTCTGTGAAAATAACATCAGGCGAAAATTGACCTGTTGCAGAGTTCCTTGTGGAATCAAAAGGGAAATAGTCATACCCCACACCTTCATCCCAAGTTTGAGGGTCCCCCGTTGTACCTGAAACTTTCGGGATTCTGAATAAAACTAAATCAAATGAAGTTGCTCTTCTTGCGCCGTCAGACATGTAGCCGTTAAGTAACTCCTCATCAAAAGATGAAGTGTTGGTCATAGTTAGGGTATGGGTGATTCCTGAGAACGAAGTACATCCTGTTGATATTTCACCTGTTGCAACCTTGTCAATAAGGGGTTGTAGGTCTAAATTAAAAATGAATCTTGAAAATCCTGCAGGAGGAATAATTTGTTGATCCGATCCGAAATTCAATTGCATCACAGGGTTTCTACCTGTATTTACAGTGTTATTAGATACAATTGTATTGTTCTTATTGAAATATGATCTGAAAATTGACATTAATCTTTTTCAATAAATATCAATTGATTCGGATATTACTATTAAGGATTTTTTGTGTTCCTTGTTGGATTTCTTGAAGAATGTCGGGAACTGAGGTTCCGTTTGTGGCGATCGATGTTGGTGGCATTTGATGGTAGGGATGAGAATGACCTACTAAGAACTTGACAATCAGACTTAATAATTTCAATAATTCTTCACCTCTTACAGTGCTTGATGTGCTATTTATCAGATCGTCAGCGAACTTATCTTGACTAATTCCGTAAAGAGTTCCATCGAGATTGATTACCTGTTTTCCAGGTATTTGAGATTTATGGGACAATAAGTACAACATGTCAGCACCTACGGCACCGATAGATTGTGGAGTCGGAGTGTATTCGATTATAGGCTCAACCACTTTTTCAGGGCTATATTGTTGACCGTAGGCGTTTTTGAAGAAAACTAAACCTGATCCTCTAACATTAGCACTTGCATTTGGTTTTACTTGAGTGTATAAGAAAGATACATTCGTGACAGTAGGGTCTGTTTGAGCTCCAGTGTTTACAGTTGAAGCCGAAGAACTAGTTGAGATATATTGAGATATAGTTTCTGCTGGTCTGAAGAAGAATGGTGTATCATTATTGTTATTATACCCCTGAAGAACCCCATTGATTTTGAGAATCACATCTTGCATTGATAGATTTTCAATTTTTACGATTTCTTTCAAAACAGTATCACTATATTCTTTCGTCAAACTAAACTCATCGTTTGTAAGTGTAGTACCATTGAAGGTGTAGATATTAATTTCCCCATTAAACACATTGGCTTGGTTCTCAGGATTATACAACGTATATTCGATGAGATATTTCATGGGAAGAACGATCTCATTTAGTTTACGATATTTTTTAAAACCGTTCTGTCTTTTTGTTTGTGTGAATTGTGAGAGTTGAAAGAAAGCTCTTCCATTGTATCCGACTGGTAATTCACGTGGATTAGTACTGAAGGTTTTACCTGCTCTCAGCAAAACTTCGTTCTTTTTTACAATTAAATCGGCATTACCTCTGCCCAAGAATCCATTATCTCCTGGTTCGGGAAATATACCGGCACTTCTTGCGTCTTCATAGGTTCCTGTAAACTTATTTTTAATAGATGGGTATTGTTTGTATTGTATACCCGTACCCAACATACTGTTGGCCCCTTGGTTATCCTGTCTACTCGTCAACATTGGTGACGAGAATGGACCTTGTATGTAAAACTGATTAGAATATTGTACTCTTGGGTTCTGATAAATTATTTGTACTAACTCGGTAGCTTTCGGAGTTTGGCTTACGAAATATGGTAATAAAGGAAGGAACACAAATGGGTCTTTAGTACTCCAAGGACCTTCGACAGGATCCCAATCAGGAATTGCGTTGTATATTGCCTGTACGTTATCGGTCTGAGCTGAAGCTCTGATTCTTCCAAGCATAAGAGGGTCTTGGTCATCGAAGACATTTGCTTGGAATATTATCTTGGAATAAATTAAATTACCGTCAGACATTACGTTCTTTTTTCATACTCCTCCAAAATTGTGTTATAAGATTCCTCAATCTTGTCGAAATAGTGTGTTAGGTTTATTATCTCTTTTTTTATAAGTTCATGTTCAGAACTGAGATGTTGCATCATCTCAACCAATTTTTTATTTGGTAGGCTTTTAAGGTCAGTGATACTTTCTTTTATCTCTTCGAATTTCATATTAGAATTTTTTACCACTCATTGTTAATTGTCCAGGTCTTCCTGAAGGAAGAATAATGTCAGGAGGTATTGCAACTTGTACAAATCCTGATGCTGCCTCTGATAATTCTTGACCTTTTTGTCTAGCGAGTTCAGCGATCAGAGACAAGTTAGGGGTTCCGTCTGCAGATGGACCAGTAGGCAGACCGAACTTTTGTAATTGTTCGATAACACTTATAGTTGTACCCTCGGGGGTCGTCCCACCCAACAGAGGCGCAGCTAACATTAGAGGATATGGTATTCTCAAGTTCAAGTTTCTACCGATGATACTCAATAAACTCAATATGTTATCTATTAGTGATTTACATTTTCTATAGTCATCAATTAGAATTGCAACCGCAACTACAACTTCCAAAAGAGATGCTATCATTGCGTATTGTTTGGCTATTTTAGATCTTGATATTTCACCTAAAACCGATTGGACTAATTGGAGAATATCTCTTTTTATTATTTCAAAAAGTTCTTCAACAAATAATGCACCAACTTTAGAAACAAATGATATGAAAAATCGTTTGAATTTTATAAAGAACTCTTCCAATGATTTGAGTTCACCAACATACTCATTTCCTATTGCAATTGCCATTATAAAAATAGGTAACAGTACTTTAGGTGATAAAACTGAAGCAACAATAGCTAAAGGAATTTTTGTGAGTAAATCTTCATCTATTTTTAACTTGATGTTAAAATCATTTGGTATTTTCAATTTCCATGATGGGTCGTCGGATGCTGAGTTCACTATTTTCTCAATGTTAGCTTGTAGAACCTTAGGATCATCAATATTTTCGGTGGTAATTGCGTCCACCATTTGATTTACGATGTTATTGAAATCAACGGTAACCTTAACATTATCACACTCTACAAATTCCAATGATCTTAATTGAATATTTGATATTTGGTTTTGAATGATTGCTCTATCAACGTCGGTCATTTCAAAAAACGAATCGTCAACACCGTCCAATTCTGCAACCTTGGAAATACCACTTACATCAATTTCTTTTCTATTGTCGAAACACAAACCTAAAACCCTCTGAACAATCAAACCAAATTTAGTTTTCGATTCAATCTCACCCGAACCTATTGAGGCTTTCATATCAACCGCGTTAGTCAAAAGATTTACAATCTCGGACATAAGATTTGTAGAGTCCATCAATCTTATGGTTGACATGTAATCGGAAAGAAATTCTCCTACATTACCCAAAGACTCTCTGTTTTCTAATTTTACTTTGAAAAAGTCGCCAGTGACACCACGTGCATTCTGTGTTACATAACTAATATCGAATAATTTCTGTTGAGACGAACCGTAGTATGGATTACCAAAGAATGCCGAAAAAGTCTGTCCTGGTGATTGTGTTCGGTTGTACAGTTCTTTATTCATCGCAAAAGGAAACTCGTTGTATATTGGAGTTTCTTTTTCATACAATAATTTTCCAATTGGAGAACTTGGATCTGTTTTCAGTTTTCCGAATATATCGATAACCTGAACAGGAATATAAATTGAAGATGAAGGATTATATTTTTGTTCTTGTGAACATCCGACGGCTTTGAGCATTTCTTGCTCCATTATCTGTTTTATCTTAGGTTCACATCTTGTGTAGGCTTCCAAAAACTTCTTCTTGATCTCACCTATGAATCCTGTACCTGACCCAGCGTTTTCTTTGGCTAAACTTAAAAGATTCTGCATTTGAGACTGACCCTGTCTTTGGTATCTCTTTTTTTGTTCCTTTAATTTTTCTAGAGGTGATAGGAGGTTTTTATCAAACTGATCAAAAGGTATCTTCTGATTCGAGGACTCCAAATTTTTTGCGGCGTCAGAAATTTCTCTGAAGGTTTTCAGAGATTTGATTTTTTCTTGAGCTTTTTGGTAGGAATTATTTAAATCTAAAGAAGCCATAATGGATTATAGTTTGTACGATCCCTCGTCACTATCCACTTCTTTTTGAATTAAATTTTGAATTAAGTCGTCGTCCAAATCAGACAATGAAAAACTTTCCTGTTGACTATTGGACTTTTCCCAAATTGAGGATTGTAGTTTAGACAGGCTCAACTTTTTTTCAACACAATCATTGATGATTTTCTGTTGTTTTTCAATTACAGGGCCGATCGTTTGCATGTCTTGAGGATCCTTCATGAAAGTCAGCATCTTATTTTGAACTCTTATTGCAGTATTTCTTTGTTCTACAAGTTCATTGTAGATTTCTTGCATAAGAGACAAAATCGACTCTTTAGTAAAATTTATTTCTTTTCGTTGTGGACGAGGCATATTCTATAAATACTGACTGTTAAATTTTCATTTTAGATTGAGTGAAGAGATATAGTTTCTTGAATCTTTTCATTGCACTTCTAATCTCCTTTGTACTCAGGTTTGTCATCTCCCTTAGTGAAAGAAGAATGACGTTTTTGTTGAACTTGTTGTTGTCCGCTCCTGAGAAAATCAATTCATAATTTTCGAATATTTCTATCAGGGCATATCCTAGTTTTTGTTCATTTTCATTGAGGGACTCCGTGTCGATGAAGGTTTTCAGATCGGTAAGATACTTTTTGATTAATCCTTCAACATCCATCAGATCTTCATCAATTCTGTAAATTAAATCAGGTCTTTCCTCCAAAGAAGAGGATATGTCTTCGTAAGAAACTTTTCTGTTAGTTTCTTTCTGATCTTTAATGATTTGACCCATCAAGTAGTTCTTGCAGATGGTACCGAAATAAGAATACGCTTTCTTATTTTTTGCAGGTTTGAACTTATCAACCTTGGTCATCAGGAACGAGTGGGTGTCCACATGAATCTCGATAAAATCCATGTCCTTACGATATAGTTTATATCGTCTGATAATCGAAGAGATCATCTTATCAAGAGGGGCTCTCAAAAATTCGTTGTAGATTTTGTTCTTTTCCTCCATCGTTTCGGCGACAAGGAAATTTCTAACTGCGGTTTCTTCTCTTACATCGAAATAGTTTTCTTTGACTGCTTTTCTACCTCTTTTTTTGATTAGTGTTTCTTCTGTTTGACCAGAAAGAATTTCTAGCATTATTCATTCGTTGTTTGGTATTTTATTGACCTGTCGTCAACGAAGAAATATTCTTTTTTGGCAGTCTGTAACCAAAACTTAACTTCGTCATCTGTAAGAACTGATTCACCGTTCTTATAATTCCAAAATATTGACCCTTCCCTCATGTTAGTGTGTTTGTATCCCAATCTTGGAATAGACATTATATTAACAGAGTTGTAAGTTAATCTCAACAAAAATTCATAAACGAATGTAAGTTTGATTGAGGGTTTGAATCCACCGAAATCTTGTACTGCGCTTTTTCTTAGTACCATCCCTGCGGTTTGGAAGTTTGAATAATCATTTAATGTTTCATTAGTTAAATAACCAAGTTCTTGAGAAAAATTCGCGGCAAACGCTGCTTCGTTCGTGAAACCTTGAAACACTCCTTTATCATTAGTGTCTACTACTATTGGTAAAAATGCATCCACTGTTGGGTAGGCTTTCATGTATTTTTCTACATTCTTGAACCAAATACTAGAATACTCATCATCAAATTCGAAAAATGAGATCCACGGATTCTTTGATTTTTCGATACCGAAATTCATTTGAGAACAGAAGTTTGGTTCTTTATCCCAAACGTATTTGTTCACGTTCAAATCTCCGAAATCGAAACTATTCAATAAGGTTACTAAAGATTCCTCTTGTGTATGTACAATAACCAATTCATCTACTTGTAATTGTTGATTCTTAATTGATTGAATTGCTTTTGTAAAATAATCATTAAAGTCTCTAACAACTGCGGACTTCAACGGAAGTATAATCGATACGTTTAATTTTTCTGACATAATTAATTATTTTGTAATTTTTGTAGTTGATTTTCAAATGATTCTGCTCTCTTAAGTTGGTAGTCTTCGAAAAGTTTGGTCACCTCTTGATCGAACTTTGCAGTATCTGTGTACTTGTTTGCCGTTTCTTCCATCTTAACAAACATGTCTTCATTTAGGTTATCTTCTAACCAATTTTGAAGGAAATCTGATATGAAATCCACGATCATATTTTTGTCTGCGATCCAAACACCATTTTCTTCTGTCATCCACTCCGGCATCAAATCAGGAACTTTACCGATCACAGGAACACCACATTTCATAGACTCTAATGGGAAAGTACCAAAACTGCTTTCGTTATCAATCCACACAGATAAACAACAGTCTTTCAAAGTATTTGCGAATTCAGTTTCACTCAATCCTCTCATATCTCTGAAAGTAATCCAACGATATTGTGGATATTTCAAATAGAAAGTTTTGATGATGTTGATCGTGTCCCTCTGTTCTTTTGTGTGGACAGCAACGATTGTTTTAGCGGGGAATTTAGATTTTTCAAAACATTCAGAAATCACAGGCGTAATTACATCAAAGGTTACGTTCTTCATTACACTATTCACGTAATCTTTTTGTTTTGTGGTTGTGGTAATACATTTGTTGATTCCAAACTGAGACCAGTTTTCACCTGGTTGAAGTGTTTCGAGTATTGTGGAATATGATTGTGATAATACAATTTTTCCTGCTGGAAGATTTTTAACTTGTGCTAAGACGTAACCAAATATTTCAGGTACTACGATTAAGTCTTCAGGAGAAATTTCTAAATTTTGGTTTTCAATTGACTTATGTGGTAGATCTGTCATGAACTTTTCACCTAACCATTTACCCACACCAACGTAATCATTTTTTTCGTGTAGCATGATTGGATTGAAGCCATTTGTTTTTAAAGACATTGCCATCTGATAAATGTATCTAACAGATGCTTTGGCATTACCTTTAGTGTCTTGAACGAAGAAATAAATTTTCGCTCTTTTCTCTTTTAATTTGTTTATAGAAATTTGGACTTTGTCCAAGTTCAATACTTTTTGTTCCATATTAATAATGTTGTATGATTTTTTTATTTAATAGACTATTAAATGCTAAACTGAATGGGGTTGATGTTGCGTTCCTATTTTTTATTCCTAAATTATCCTCGATAGGTAATTCATCGGATAGTACGACTTCCACCATCATTTTTACCAATTCGTATTTAACAATGTTGATTCTCATTTCTGTATTCCCACTCACTTCTTCGTGACCCATGTCAACATATTTTTCGATTTGATCTAAATCGATAAAATAGTTTTCTCCAAGTACCTTAATCATAAAATTTCCTCCAATTTGGTTTTTAACTCTTTCAAATTTTTGATTGTGTGTTCACAGTCAATGTTTTTGTTATAAGATGTTTCAAACTTGATAATGATTTTGTTATCAGGTTTTTTTAATAGTAGGTCAGGATTTGCTGTAAGTAAAATGTCCAACTCGTCCCACATAGAATTTAGAGTGATTTCTGAGTAAAATTTTATTTTCTCAATCAAACAACCAAACTTTGATAGAAAAAACAGAGATGCTGGTTTGGATTTTCCAATTTCATCAGATACAATCATGATCTCATGGTTGTCTCTCATTTCGTAATAGAACTCATTCAGATCATGCATCGTAGAAAGTTCTACAGATGGAGAGTGACCGAAAATTTCCATTGGATGTTCTTCATACATAAAACTATAGAAATCGTCTTTACTTGGAAAAGTAAAATGATTCATCAGGTTAAGAGAATCTATCGGTTCAATAATTTTATACTCAAACTCGGGTTTCTCCGGTAAATCCAAATATGGATCAATATAAAATTTTTCATAAAGTTGTTTAAACTTCAGAATAGTGTCTCTTAGAACACCATTCATTTCTATTCCAATTCTCATTCTTCGTATCTTTTCAGGATGTGTGTGATTAGTGGGTTTCTAACAATATCTGTATCTTCAAAAACGAAAACACCTACGTCATTCATATTTTTCATTCTTTGTATTGCATCCCACAAACCACTTTGAGTTTTATCTTTGTATCGGTCGGTTTGTTCCAAATCACCTGAAATAAAAAATTTGGAGTTAAATCCGATCCTCGTCAATAAAAGCTTCATTTGGTTCGGAGTTGAGTTTTGTGCTTCCTCAAATATCAATATTGAATTATCAATATTCATACCTCTCATATAAGCCAAAGCAAAAACTTCAATAGCTTCGATGTCTTTCAATTTTTCTCTCATCTCCTTACCAATTATTTTGTTAAGAAGATAGTAAGATGGGAAAATATAAGGATCTAATTTCTCCTCCACATTTCCTGGGAGAGACCCTAATTTTTCTTCCGCCTCAACTGCAGGTCTAACTATGATTATTTTTTCATAGGGTGTCTGTGGGTCTGCTAAAAGATCTATTGCCGCTTTCATGGCTACGTAGCTTTTTCCGACTCCCGCAGGACCTGAACAAACGGTAATTTGATTATTTTTTAAAGTGTCGTAATAAATTTTTTGATTTTCTGATAAAAATTTTTCTCTGGTTTTTCTTTTGATTAATGAACAAATGAAGTCTTTTTTTGTTTTCATTTGTGTTTCAGTTGTATTCGGAGTAACAACTGGTGTTTTTTTGATTTTACCCATTAAATTGATTTTTTTTCTGTCGATCCGGGTTCTCTTTTCGTGACGGTTTTACCTCCATCAGGACTTTCGTAGATCCACGGGGTTTCAGTTTCATGTTTATCAACCTGACTCTTAATCCAATTATAGGTTTTTTTGAGTCCTATGGAAAGAGGTTGACTAACTTCCCATCCTATCTTTTCTCTATACAATTTATTGTCTGAATTTCTTCCTTTTACACCAAGAGGACATTTAAATCCGTATTTCTTTACGAACTCTTCTCCTTCAATGTTTTTTATTTTTATATCTTTTCCTGATATTGAAATTGCCATACTAGCTAGTTGGTTGATAGTAACCATTTCTTCTGAGCCAATGTTTACAGGTCCCGTGAAATCAGAATCCATTAATCTAAGAACGGCCTCAACACATTCCTCAACATATAGGAATGATCTTGTTTGTAGTCCATTTCCCCAAACTTCTATCTCATCACCGTCTTTGCTCTCAGCTGCTTTTCTACACATAGCTGCTGGTGATTTTTCTCTACCGCCTTTCCACGTTCCTTGTGGTCCGAAGATATTATGAAATCTTGCAATTCTAACATCTAATCCATAGTTTCTATGAAATGATAGATAAACTCTTTCTGAGAATAATTTTTCCCAACCATATTCTGAATCAGGATTTGCAGGATAAGCTGAGCTTTCTTCACAGTTCGGATTTTCAGGATCCAACTGGTTATGTTCGGGGTACATACAAGCAGATGATGAATAGAATACTTTCTTAACTTTTTTCTTTACACATTCTTTAGCTACGTTGAGATTGATGGTCGCTGAATTGTGCATTACATCTGCGTCGTGTTCACCTGTGAAGATATAAAGTGCTCCACCCATATCCGCGGCTAGTTGATAGACTTCATCCACGCCTTCCTCGATTACTAAAGATACAACATTAGGATCTGTTAGATCACCTAAAATGAACTCATGGCATATTTCATCGTGGAAAAAATATTCGTGTTTCTTTATATCACAAATTCTAACGTGATTTCCCTCTTCTTTTAGTCTCTTTGCAAGATGGCCTCCAATGAATCCACCACCACCCAATACTAATACTTTTTTTTGTTTCATATTACTTAATGATTACTTTTCCTTTTTTTCTTAAAATAGTTAACCCATGATTTATGGGAATTGTCATCCATTCCCATTTATTTTTGTCTAATTCTTCTACCGCTCTGTAAGGTCCACCCAAACCCCACTCTGAATTTTCAGGATGGTTAATAGGGTTAAAAAAATGTGGATGACAACTTTGTCCCATAACGTCGTGTAAAAGAATAATTGTATTTTCATCCGATATTCGGTCTATTTCTTCGAGTTCTTTTTTCACGTGAGGGTAGCTATGCCAATCATCAACATAAATTAAGTCGTATTTTTCCTCGTTATTTTTTAAAAATTCAATTGCGTCTGATTGAACAAATGTTTGATACTCTGCTAAATCATCAGGTGCTCTCCAAACTGTTTTTGATATATCTACAGAAGTTAGATGACCTCCGAGAACTTTGCAAGCAATTAAAAAAGGATAACTTGACCCACCGTTTCTAACCCCAAGTTCTAAAATTTTTTTAGTTTTCATTTGCAGAGCAATTGAAAAAAAAGTTAGAACGTGTTCAAAATATTGTGTTTCACCGTCATTCTTGGTTTTTAATGTGCGGTTCATTAACTCCATCAAATAATTTTCCATTACAAAGATTGTATGACTTTATTTATACCCTCTCTCAGAGAAATTTTTGGTTTCCAAAAATTTAATATGTAAGGATCAGGTTCATTTCTTTTATTCAATTGAACTGTATCAATTTCTTTAGATGGAATAATTTCACATGGTATTTCATCTTTGATGATTTCTGCAATTTCTAAAATTGTATTCCATTCAAAATTGGTTATGTGAAGATTGGTATTTCTGTCGATTTCATCATATTTTTGAGATAAAATCATAAGTGCTCTTGAACAGTCTTCAGCGTGTAGAAATTGTCTTTCCTCTTTACCGTCGGTCATCATTTCAATCTTACCTTCTTTTGCTTTCAAAATGAAGTCAGTAATTACATGTGATTTTTCTAGATCATGTTCAGGTCCGTAAACGTTCCAAAACTTAACGGTAAGTCCACCAAGAGCTGTTGAGAATATTTCTCCTAAACTCTTACAAACACCATACGGAGAGTAAGACATATTAGCCATCTGAGATGATGCGAATATGAAAGGTTTTTCATATTTTTTTATTGTCTCAAAAGTGAATAAAGTTAGTTTGGTGTTGTTTTCGATAAACTCATATGTATGTTGATACTTCTTCAAGTATCTTGAACCACCTACGTCAAACGCTAAAAACATAACGAAATCACATTCGTTGATCAAATCTTCTAACACACCGGGTATTCTCAAATCCTGAGTTGGGTCTGTAGCGATATCGAAAGATAAAACGTCATGTCCTTCTTTCTCTAAAAATTTACATAGCTCATGACCAATTTGTCCTGCTGATCCTAATACAAGGTACTTCATATTATACTAAATTTTTCAAATAATTTTCCCACATGTAGTCTTCTGCAACTGGGAAATCTTTAGCCTTCAAGAAATTTCTTTCAATTGCTGGCATCATAGATTTATATTTTTCAACAGATACTGTTTCTAAATTTGGATCATCCTCCAAGAAGATAACCCCTGTTGGATCGAAGTATTTTTCAACCGCTTTTCTTGAACCATAGTAAATTGGTACAGTACCCATTGCAAAACAATCCGTTAATTTTTCCGTGAAATATACATCCGAGTTATCGTTCTCAATTGCAACAGAGAACATATAGTCTTTCAAACCATCCTCTTTATCTCTTAATTGATTTGGTCTGCCTGTTCCAAATAGATCTACCTTGTCTTGTAATTTTTCAACCCACTGAAGTCTATTCTGATGACCTCTTAACCAACCTTTGTTCGATGCAATCATGGAAACAAGTTTAGTTTTCTCGTGTATTTTTCTGTTATCAGGCCATATCCACGGGGCGGCATTCGTAATACAATATTTGAAAGGTTCTCCTAAAGCCAACAATTCATCCATACAAGTAAAAATCATCTTGTAGTGTGATCTTGTTTTTTCTAAATCTTCGGTTAAAACTCTGATAGTTGCTTCATTCATTTGAGGTGACTCTAAAAGCCATCCAATTTTATCAGATCCACCGTCTCTAAATCCCCAATCTTTAATGTAGTTGTCAACATACACACTAAGGGTGTATGGATCTGCAGTTTCTCTAGAAAGCCAATTAATATATCTTGGCATATTTCTGTTTGATGAACAATCATATTCACCCCACCAGTCTGATACTTTTCTGATTTTTACTTTTTCTGACATATGTTATTTGTTTGTTGGTATTAATAATCCATCTTTCCATTCAACATCAACCAAGTTCCAATAGGATTCGTAGATGTCATCGGCTTTGGGCCCACGAGGACCGAACCAACGGGAAGGACATACTATTTTTTTATTTTTATTTTTGTTTAAGAAAGTTGCCCACCATGAAAAAGTGGAATTAGAAATGATATGATTTTCACATAACCCCATCAAATAAAGTTCTTTCCAATCTTGATCTTCGTTTGGAAATACAACGTTTGGAAAAGAAAAATTATTCATAACAAAATCTCTACTACCTGGCCATCTTGACTCATCTTCAGTAAAAAGGAATACTGTACTGTATTCTCCAATAATTTTCAATGCCTCTTGAATATACTCGACAGATATTGTTGGATGTATTTCAGGGAACTGAAGATATTCACCACGTCTTACGTGTATGGATAAAGTTTTGGGTTGGTTTAATTGAGGGTACTTTGATCGCAACTCATCGATTACTTCTTGTGATGGTTGGAATATTTCACGTATTTGATCGTCAAAACCGAACCAATTTTTCGTGCTTTGGAAATAACCGTCGAATACTGTATTTTCCTCCACAGGATTAACTTCACTGTATTCAAAGGGACCTTCGGTTACTCTTGTGAATCCTTCTAAATTATCTACAAATTTTAAGTTTCTGAAAACATTATTAATATAGTTTTCTGCACCACGACCCTGTCCTGGTGTCCATGATCTTGGAATAAAAACAACTTCTCTGTTGTGTTTCCAACCTTGTGATAATGCGTGAGCGGCTTCGAAAAGTTGATTTCCCAAACCACCCATTAAATTACATGATATTAGATTACTCATTTTTTAACGTATAAAGTATCACCCCATTGTGGATGCCAAGCGGAGTGATATGATTTTATGAACCCTTTGGATTCCATATATTCTGTTATTTTTTCTTCTGTTACTTGACCCTCGTAGAGTTCAATACTTGCAGTCTCTATTACAATTGCTTCGGCTGAGAATATAAACTCACTTGTTGTCAAAATATCGAAATCATTACCTTGTGTATCCAAACTAACAATATCGAATTCTGTGGACAAATTGTTTTCATTCAAGAAATCATCTATGTTGACAACATTGACAATTACACTGTTCTTGAATTTTATCTGTGGGTACATTGTTGCATGTTCCTTCAAACCTCTGAGTGAGGAACACCCTGGATTTGATCCGTGATCATCCCCGATAATGTTGAAGGGTAGAGATCCGTTCTTTTTACCAACAGCATAAGGAAACAAAACACTCTCGTATTTTTCAGATTTAATTTTTTCGGTAAGTTCAGGGATTAGATTTGGGTTTGGTTCGAACCAATAGACCTTTTCAGGATTCAATGTATCGTAGAATGATTTTTCTTCACCTAAGCACGCGCCAATGTGTAATATGTTTTTGACTGTTGAATCTTTGAAAAGATTAACAATTCTTTCTTCCATGTCGGGTCCGAACGCCATAGAACTAATTATACATCAATCACGTGTAAAAAAAATAGGTAATTATAAATTCTTGTTCTCCCAAGATTCGAAGACATATGGGTATTCCCAATTACAAACAAACCCTTTAGATCTTAGTCCTTCTTGAATTTTTTGTTTTCTCTCTTCGTAGTCAGTACCCATTCTGTGAAATTGAATTTGTATGAATTTGAATTTACTCAGTATGTCTGATTTCAACCAATGCTCGAAAAGAGGAAACTCTTCACCTTCAACATTAACTTGCATCAGGTCTACTTTATCAACATTATATTTCTCAAGGAAATATTCTAATGGTTCACAATGTATGGTAATTTGATTAGAAGTTTGTTCGAGATATTGAGAAGACGCATCACCATTGTGAGAAATCAAAACGTCTTTAGATTCTGTAGAAATCCCAAGTTGTTCGATTTTAACTTTCTCGTTTGAAAAAAAATCTCTTTTGATAACACTACAAAAATCTTCAATTGGTTCGATGACAATAATATTGGATTTGTAGTTATCGTATATTCTCCTTGTCCAATTACCCATGAAACCTCCGAGTTCGATTACCCACGATTCTTCTGTTAGTGGATATGTTGCGACTAAAAAGTGATTACCGTTATCCTTGTCCCATCTTGCGTTGTGTTCTGTATACATTTAAATTTTTTTATAAGGTGTTTTATTTGCTATAAGGTTGTGTGTGTTTCTGACTTTATTGAGATCAATTTTGTGATCATTGATTGGATTAGATTCATTATAAACATATAGTACTTCATCAATAAATTTAAAATGTTCCAATCCTGACATTTCTATCATCGGCCACATAAATGATAAGTCACCAGCAACACTCCAATAATTACCATTACCATCTTTTAAATCCCTTTCATCGATCTTTTTCCACAACCAAGATTTCCATGTTCTGAGATGGGAAAGGGTAAAATTAGATTTTCTTATATTATCTAAGGAGGTTATCGGTCTGTTGAATCCTGGTCTGCCGTCATGATACTTGAAAGAACCACTTGTCATCCAAACATTTTCATCTTGATATATCTCATTGATTTTGGATAATACATTTGGATTTGGTAACCAATCATCCCCATCGATTTCTACACAAATTTCATCACCGTCCAAAGCTCTCCATCTGATTATTTGATCGTAATTACCTGGTTGATATAACTTACTATGATTTTCAATCAATATGAATCGATCATCTCCCTGAATAACTGATTTTATTTTTTCTACTGTGGAGTCTGTTGACATGTCGTCTGTGATGTAACATTTGAAATCTTTGAATTTCTGAGACATTATACTCAACAAACTTCTTTCAATAAATTTTTCGCAATTATATGATGTTGTTAGAATTGTCATAGTTCAATTTGGAATCCCTCTGGTTTAGTGGTGTATCTGAAAAACTTGAGTCTTGATCCAAACTCGCTCATATCTTTCTTTTTGAATTGTTCAATTACAGATTCTATTTCCTGTACATAAACTGTATATCCTCTTTCTAATAGTTTCAAACAAAAATTATACTGTTGGGAGTCAGTGAGAATATCGGTACCTCTCTTATAAGAGATGTGTCTCATTACAAATGGTATGGTCTTATCAGGGTTCAATTCTGAATAATATTGTGCGAGGAATTCGGTATGTTCATTATTCATCAAATCCACTAAGTCTGATAACTTAGCATCACCCCCATGTTTTTTTGCATGTACGGAAAGTGCTCGGTTGTCTCTTGGAAGACAAGGTCCACCAAATCCGAATCCATACTTCAAAAATGAATTACCGATTCTTGGATCCGATCCTACGGCTTTTAATATATTGTTAATTTCACTACCGACACCTGTTTTGATTGCAATTTCACCAATCATATTGGCGAAAGAAATTTTAGTAGTCAGAAAACAATTGATTGCTATTTTAGTGAGTTCAGCGGATGTGTAGGACATCACATTGAAATGGGTACTTGTTCCACAAATTATTCTATAAAGATTAAGAATTATTTTCAGATCGTGTCCATCGGGGCAACCTATTAATACCATTTTTGCATCCTCTATACCCTTAACAATTTCTCCTTGAGCAACAAACTCAGGGTTATAAATTACATTAATTGAATATTGGTTCAATAGTTCGGCAATCTGTTCAACATCACCAGGGTTTGTTGTACACCCCACAATGAAAGTTTTACCCATGACTTGTTCTCCATTCTTGAAAGTGGATACAAAATCGTCAACTACAGACCATAATTTAGTAATATCATAGGTTCCATCCGAGGTAGATGGGGTCTCAACAAAGGTCCAAATATATTCACATTCTTTTATAACCTCCTGATTAGTATCTACAACCTCTAAGAACCTTTTTTTAGAAAACATTTCTGTGATCTGAGGTTCGTTAGTGATACAGATCCCGTTCTTCAAGTTCTTTCTATAAGTTTCATTGGAATCTGATATGACCATAGGTATTCCATGTCGATCACAAACCAATGCAAAAGACAATCCTAGTCTACCAGCACCAATCACACCTACTTTCATGAATTTAATATTTCGATATATTTTTCTTTTATTGTTTTCGCAACATTGTCTGAATAGTATTTCTCTAAATCAGTCGGGGGTTCGTAAAGATTCTTCTCCAAAATACCACCTGAAGAATCAACTTTATAAATGAATCCTGGTTTACCACACATCCAACCTTCGATAGTTGTTCTACCTAGCTGAATACCCGCAGTCATTTTACATTTTTGGATGTACATTTCTACAGACCAAGTTGCCTTGAAGTGTTTTACGTGTTTGTTTTCTAAAATTTCTTTCAGGTAGTTTGACTTGTCTTCACCAACTAACCATAACTCCATACCCTCTTCTTTGGTTTTTTCAATTAAGTCTCTAATTGCGTTTTCTCTCAAATAATCTATTGTACCAACAAATAAGATTGCGTTTTCTTCCTTAATATTTTTAGGTTTGAATTTAGTATTATCAACAGGGTTATAGATTACCTCAACGTCTGTCATTTCAAACTTGTCTTCCAAGTAAGATTTTATTTCAGGTCTGATTGCAACATACTTTTTGATAGAAGGATCAATGTGAGGGTCTTCCAAACTGATAACTTCAGAATGAATTGTAGTCAATTTTGGTATCTCAGGATATAACTGACAAATTCTTTCTGTGATCGGTTTGTGTTGTGTATGGATGATGTCATAAGTAACATCAGAGATTTTGTAGAACACATTTGGTGTCGAAGGTTCAACTCCATTTGGAGTGTTGAATCCCCACTTCCCATCACCCATTTTAAAACCTGGAGGTTCCATGTGTGAAATAGTTTTGATACCTCTTTCTTTAGCTAACTTACTGAGCGGACCATCAATTTCAGAAAGCACGGTCACATCACAATTAAGTTTTTGTAACCCTTTGGCTAGCTCATAAACATATAACTCTGATCCTGTAAAAGTTTTGAAGAATAATGAACTTATCAAAACTTTGAGTTTGTCTTCAAATTTATATTTTACTTTGGCGGGTAAATGATCTTTATATTTTTCTGCGAATATTTTTCTGTTTTCATCCCATTGTTGGTTAACCATTCCAATGGATTTGTGAGTGATTCTCACGTTTGTGATAACCCCAACCTTCACTCCATCAATAAAGTTTTTGAAACAAAAATTTACGTCGTACAAGTGAAAACCTGGAACATTCTCATCGAAAGTGTGTTTGATTTTTGTTTTATCTAAAACAATAAACAGTCCATCGACAATCACAGTTTCTTTGATCCCATTTCCTAATGAGTCTGAGTATTTTGATTCCCATTTTTTTCCTTCATGCTCGTGATTAACAATTCCAACCATTCTCCCTTTTTGTTCCCACCACATTCCACTCTCTGGCATAAAAGTAGTGCCTGCAACACCTAAAATTCCGAAATCTGATTTTTCGAAATGTTTTAGTATTTTTGAATACCAACCATTCGTGTCAAACAAAATATCATCATGACATAGTACAATTATGTCAGTATCGGATTCAGAAATGATTTCATTATAAACTTGACTGAGACTTTTTTCCCCGTTGTTCACCTTTTCGATGACGTTAATTTTTTTGAATCCTGAAGTCTTTTTGATATACTCAATGAACTCAGGATTACTCTTCCTTGTACTATATCCTACTGTTATCATTTCTTTATTTTATACCTGTTGAACCAAATCCTTTATCACCTCTGTCTTTATCTAAGATCTCATCTTTCTCGATCAAATCAACCCATCGACCATTTACAACAGGACATAAAACAGCTTGAGCAACTTTCATACCGCATGTTATGTTGAATGGGGTTGGGTTTGTGTTGAAGACGGGAACTTTACATTCTCCTGTATATCCATTATCTACTGTACCTGGAGAGTTTAGTACTATCAATCCTTGATTGATTGCTAACCCTGATTTTGTTCTGATTTGAATTTCATATCCATCGTCAATATCAAACTTCAATCCTGTAGGAATTAAAGCACGACCAAAGGCTGGTATGGTTATATCAATCACTGAATGGAGGTCAAATCCTGAATCAGTTGGATAGTTGTATTTTGGTTTAATCGCCAAGGGAGATATTCTTTGATATCCCAAACCTCTATTCACAGAGTAGGATGATTCATCCATAAGGTCTTGTGATGAAAGACCTAACAAGGCATCTAGTTCTTTGATGTCGTTTTCTTCATCGAATACATTTTCGAAACCCTCTATTTTCTTAACGGCATCTAATAATTCCTTTTTAAAACTCTCATTCATATTATAAAAGATTTACAAATTTCTTTACTACTTCGTACAATACTACAACATCTTTCTCACAGTAGGTGTTTATTTTATCTATATTTTTTTCATCCCAATATACAGTATGAACCTTCGATCCATCCATTTCGTCAGATTTTGAAGACTCGACTCCCATCACACCACACATTAAATCTAAAGTTGATATTGTTGCGTATTGACCATATTGCCACACATCTCGGGTATCGATCGCTCTAATTTCCCATGGTTTGGTATCGTATGATGGTAATATTTTTGGTGGGTTTAATCCATTGATAATCATACGTTTTGCTAACATAGGAATATCAAAATTTTTAACATTATGACCACACAGAAAATATCCCATTTCTCCACATTTGAAAAGTGTTTTTCTCAACTCAACCAATAAAGTTCTTTCGTTATCGTTAGAATATACTGATGTTTTGAATTTACCGTTCTGATCAATAATACCTAAACATACAGTTACTATTTTGGCAAACTCAGGTACTAAAGCGGCCCTTGTACTGAACAACTGATTGAGATTGGCGTCAATGTCCTCAGGGAACCTTTTTTTGAACCACGATTCATAATGACTAAATAGGTCTGATAATCTCTTATCAGATTTCTCCAAGTTGTCGAAGTCCTTTTGACAACCAACGGTTTCTATATCAATGAATAATATTTTTTCTAACGGAACATTTATCATAAAAAGCTCTTGTAAAGTTGTGCTCTATCTTTAGTTACTTTGTTAAGATCATAAGTGTCTTTAACGGTTTCATACAATCTTTCACCTAAATCTTTAATCCAATTAGGATTCTTGATTAATTTCTCGATGTATTTTGCCCAATCGGAGTGATTTCTGTTTTCGTCAACCAAAAGAGCATTACCGTCTGTGAAATTACCATTTTGTAGTGAATGTTTCAAATCTATTGTGTAAGGACCAATGTTCGATGCAATAAGGGCTTTCTTATAGAATCCTGATTCTATTACTTTCAACTGTGACTTTACTCTGTTGAAGATGTGGTTTTTTAAAGGTGCTAAAGAAATATCAAACTTGGAATAGTTTCTTGCATATGCAGTTACAGGTTTTGTCCAAACTCGAACATAAGGTTGATCAAATTCTCCCTCGAAAGGATCTTGTGTATACTTCAAAAGATATTCCTTGTATTCAGGACTAACAGTTGTGTAATTTTGGGTGAAGACTTTTTCATATGTTGACCAAACTGTTTCTTCAGGTAAAATGTTTCTTTTCTTTTGTTCACCTGTTTGACCGTTGATTTCAGTCATTGTTCCTCTTGTGTCAAATCCACAGATAACAAACTGAGTTTGATCTTTATATCTTGTTAGTTTACTAAAAGATTGATCCAATAATAGGATATCTGAAAGATGAGATGAACCACCAAGCCAACCAACACGGATCCTTTCAGACTCTAAAGTTGGTTCATTGAACTGACCTTCTTTTGGATTGATTGCGTTTGGTAGAATAAAAACATTCTTATTTACCTTTTGGATTTCATCTGCAAAAATAGAAGTAGTTGTTGTTACATATTTTGCAACACGAATACAATTTACAATCTTTTCATTGATTTTGTTCACTCGAATAACATCGTGAATTGGGTGATCCTTTGTCGGCATCCAATAGTCATCAATGTCACATACTGTGATAATTCCTAATTTATTGAGTTCTTGTACTAATTGAACTCCCGCATCGAAGTCCAACCCAATATTTCTATGATATGAAACAATATGATAATCCTTATAATAGTTTATATCATATGGAGGATCATAAACAATATCAACATGGAAATCATCTGAGTGTTGATTTTGTAAGAAAATGTGTGGATCTACAGATCTAAATTTACCAACACCAGTTCTGTCTGAGGGTAATACCAATACTTTAATTTTGGACATATTATAATTTTACTTGGTAAAATATAGTATTTTGTCCTGATTAAAGAAAGTTGTTATTTGATTTTTTTGACTTTAGTTACTTTTCCTTCGAAAATATGTGAACCAACTCTGAATGAAAAACTCTCGTTAGTTTTTTCAGTTTCTTCTACTAACAATCCATTTTCTCTAAGTGCTTCGTTCACCGCTTGTTTAACCAACTTGTTGATACTCGATAGATCAATATTTGAAGTTGATTTAGATTCTAAAACTGGCTCAACCGATGGTTGTTTTTTACCCATAAGTCTCGAAGCCTTTTCAACTAATTCGTCTGACAATACAGGTGAAGATTGTTGTGGGGGTACGATAGGGTTTTCTAACATCAATTTTTTTATTGAGTCAGGTAGTTTAGATTTCTTGATCGCATCCACAGAAGGATTTGCAACATCTTTCGTGTTTTCGAAAGAACTTTCTGAAACTAAACCGTTCGGAATATTATATTTGGCTTGTGGTGCTGCGAACTCTTGTAAAGATGTATCAGGTAATTGTACAGGATTATTTCCTCTTGGGATTTGATTATGTTTGTCCATGATGGCTTTAGACACCATCAGTTTTTGCATTAAGTCACTCATTTTAGGTAAATTTTACAACAATAATAACACTACTCATAGATTTGTCACCATTTGGATTGAAGTTAGGTCTTGGTGCATCAAAAATTTCGTTTGTTGGTTTCAGAGATAAAATTTTATCCAATCTGAAAAGTCTCCATCCAGGTAATGGTTGTTCTCCTTTATATCCCGTAAAGGATGCACCTTCTTCATCCCAAGCTCGTAAAGCTAAGTTATTAGTTCCTTTCATCCTACCCAAACATACGGGTTCAATTTGACGCAAACCTCTACCACCTGGTTCATCACCATCGTAGTAGATTATACATTTCTGTCTCTTTTTGATGCAATCAACAACGCTATCAACAGAAGCAATCTCTACAATTAACTCTTTTAGAGATTCTTGTAATTTCATTAAATAGAGAAGTTCGGATAAGGTTTATTGGCGTTGTATTTGTTAATCTTGATTTCATTCTTTCTCTCGCCAACATCAAGTCCTGTACCCGCATTTTGATTATACACATCAAGGAAAACGCCAGTACCTCTACCCAACTCATCACCATCAGCAATTGCATCTGGACTATTAACTGAGTAAATTACTTTTTCTGCGTTGTAATCGTTTCTTGTGATCAATTTTTTTCTCTCAGCGTCTGCGATTGCTGTAAGTTGATTTTCAACGTCTTGACTCAAATCTATTGGTAAATCTGCCATAGTTATCTGTTCATTAAATTGTTTATTCTTTTAAGGCTTTCAGTTACAGCGGTATCATACTTCTGTAGAGTTGACTTGTGTTTTTGTGATGGTCTAACGTTCGTATAATCTTTTTCATGATTCTTGATATGTTGGTTTTCCATACCAGTTTCAGATTTATTGTGTTTTGTCATGTAAACTGAGTTTCTAAGGAATGATAAAGCTCCATCTACCCATCCTTTCATTTTTTCACCACCATTCAAAACAAACGGAGCTTCGTTTGTCTTACCTTTGAAATTATCAAAGAAGTTTTTAATCCTTTTTAATTGTTGGTAAGTTACAGAGTTTTGAGATTGTAGCTCTTGGTTTCTATTATACCCCTCGGTGTACTGATTTGCATTCTGAACCGAACTGAAAGAACTTTTCATGTGTTCTTTCATTTCATCAGGAAATTTCACCCTTTTATTATAAAGATCACTGTTCACTCTCGAATAATTTTATAATGTCGTTTTTTGACATACCGTTTTTCTTTGCTTGTTTAACCAAAGATTTTATATTCTTCTTGATCACTGAAAGTGATTCATTATCATCAGAATCTTTATCCTCTATTTGTTTTTTTACTACGTCAGATTTGTTTGAACTTTTGTTCTTCATTAAGATATCTTCAACAACCTTCAACATTTTTTGTCTTTGGATTTCTTCTATCTTTTCTTTCTCAGTAATTCTTTGTCTTACAAATGCACCTTTCTTTTTCTTCTTGTCAAGTTTGATAGTTTTACCCATCTCATCTGCTCTTTCAACTGCATTGTCCACACCCATTTTATCTAAAATCTTGATTGTTTGTGATGGAGTTTTACCTGAAGTTTCTTCATAACCAAAGGCTTTAGATAAATCCTCTTCACCGATTTCTTCAATTGACTCACCATAATAAACTCTGTATCCACGTGTGATTGGATCGTTTGTAATTGTTGCTGCTGGTACCGTTTGGTCCATAGTTTTCTTTGGGTGTAATTTAGGATCTAAAATTGGTACCTTAGAATTGGCCATTGATCCATCGGCAGTAACTAACTCTTCAATCTCACCTTTTAGTTCTTTGGTGGATTTAACTTTTTTTTCTTTAGCAATCTTTGATAGATGTTTTCTCACTTTATCACCGTGTTTTTTATCAAAGTCAACTTTCTCATCTTTTTTCCTGGCTTCGGACAAAGTAGTCTCTACTGAAAAATAAAGAGAATATTTATTTCCTTTATCTCTCAATAAGAAATAGTATGGATTCGAATACAGTTCTTGGTCTATGGCTATCATCCTCTTTTTTTAACTATAAATACTTTGAAGCGGGTATTTATCATTAATCATGGCTTATCAGAATATAAATCAATATAATTTCAGAAAGTGGTATCTCAAGCCTGTCAATGAAATAACAGACCTTTGTTTGGCTTCGGATGAAAAAAATTACAATGAAGAGGTTATCTTTTCACCGTATTTGATTGCCGAAACTTTCGGAGATAGACTACCTGTATATTTGGATCTAAATGATCCTAACTGTACACAACAGTTTAATTTGGAATATGGTGATTACAATCCTGATAATACATTGGTTTCCATTAACTATTACACAGGTTTATTTGATATAAGTTGTGCAACTGCATCAACAATTTGTGATGTTGGCTTGACAGGGATCGATAACGGTTTGGTTGACCAAATGACGGGAAAAACACTACATTATACAAATGGGTTTTTCTCGAATGAACACAAATTTGATAGATTACATGTTGACAGAAGAATGAAGTTCATTCAGGTTACGGGTAATACAAGAGCCAATCTACAATTCTCAGGAATATCTGCAGAAACATTGTACGAAATAGTATCTTATACCGGAACAACAACAGGGAGATATGAAGAGCTATACGGAGGGTTCTACCAAGGATTTTATAAATTGTTTGGTTATGACTACGACATTCTTCCCGAAAGAATGCATCAGGGATGGACTGCGGAATTTCTCCTGAAGCCGAGATTACAGAATGAATATATTCCAGGATCAGGGTATACTACTCTTAATCAGTACTATCCCGACAACAAAAACATATTCTTCTACATGGGTACCCGTGCCGAAGATAAATTTTATCACTTCGCCAGTGGACATCCAAAGTCTGACAGTGGTTATACGAGAGTAACTTCTGCTCTAACTCTGTGTGAATCGTGTTTATGTAATTCAGCCAACACCACAGACATACAACTTTGTAATGGAACAGAGTTACCAATTGATTTTAACTGTACAACGGTGTATCCACTTTCAGGATTTACAATAGGTCCGTTGGAGTGTTGTCATTCGGGAGGAACATCTTGTGGGTGTGAACACAAAATAATTCCTGATGAAGATGCGGATCCATTATTTGATTCAATGTCCAATGCATTAGCAGTTAAGTTCAGCGGTGACCCAAGTAATCCACGAATCTGTGTGAGAACTTTGGTAATGACGGGTGGTTGTGAGGTTACAGGTTCTTGTGAAACATCAGGGATAACTTACGTTACTGGTTACACAATTCACGAATATTGTTCACCAAAAGGAATTTGGGATGATTGTTCAGGGACGACATATAATACTCAAGAACATTGGGTACAAGTGGATGTTACTTGGAAAAGATACGAATGGTTGGATACATGTGACTTGGAATACTTAGGTGGTCTAGGTCAAATTACAACATTAGTTTATCCGCCAGGTCTCGAAGCCTACACTATTCCTATTATTGAGCCACCAATCACTCACAGTGGAATTACTATTCCAACTCAAGAAAAAGTTGTGTTGAATGAAAAATGGTTACAGACCGGTAAGTTTAGAAAGGGACAACTGATTATTTCAGTAAATGGTAGAAGATTCTTCGTTGTTGAGGACGTTGAGGAGATTATTCCAAGAGCCTTGAATACACCAAAACAAAGACAGGTTGGCGTACCATTCAACATGTCATGGGGAGGAGGTACACAAGGACTACACGAAAACCTAACATTTACGGCTTGTCCACAAACACTTTCAGGTTTGACTTATCAACAAGATCCTGAGTGTTTCCCAAATTACATTTTGAGTGGGACAAGTCTTTCAGGATTGACTACAGATATATTATTGGAAAGATATTTCGCAGGGACATTTGAAGGAGGAATATCGCAGTTCAGATTTTATATTGAGCCGTTGTCTCAACCAGAAATTAGACACAATTTTAACTTATTGAAATCGGCATTCTCAATGTACGATCCGGGATGCCCGAGCTGTGCAATACTTGCGGATGATTTCTATTATGAGGAATACTGCGGACAACCAACTCCAACTCCGACGTTGACCTTAACACCATCTAATACTCCAACCCTAACAACTACACCAACGACAACACCGACACCAACAGTCACAACTAACCTAACCCCAACACCAACACCGAACCCAACATCAACACCAACCAACACTCCAACAATAAGTGTAACACCATCTATAACACCTAGCCCAACTAATACCCCACCGAATGGACCTAACACTCTATTCATGGGATTTGATATTTTATAATATGGACGAGCAAATAAAAAATAAAATCGAAGAACTATTCCAATCCACACCAGAAGGTGTTGGTGTAATGTTAGGTAATAAAATTACTAACGGTGAATACACAGGAGAGGAAAGTATTGTCTTTACTGTAGAAAAAAAGAAACCTTTGTCAGATCTGACACCTGAGGAGATACTACCATCTGAAGTAGAAATTGATGGGAAGGTTTATAAGACTGACGTATTCGAGACAGGAGAAATAAAGGCTTTTGCTTGTCCTTCGAGTATATTAAATGCGTGTTATTCTTGGCAGTCTATACCACCTCAAAACAGACAAACAATAAGACCGTTGAAAGGAGGGGTGTCTCTTACATCTCAAAACTTACAGGGGTATGTGGGTACTTTAGGTTTTTTGGCGGTTGACACTGCAACAGGTGCTTTGGTTGGTATAACCAATAATCACGTTGTTATTGCGGACGCCTATTATGCCAATTTTAGATCTCCGACAGGTATTATACAAAACGAAAGTTCGGACAATGCTTATCAATCAGGTGATATCCAACCTTCACCATCCTCACTCAAAATTGGAGAAGTTTTAAGATATGTACCAATATCTGAACCACCAACTTACAATCAGGTCGACGGTGCGATGATATCGATTAGTCAATCCGTAATGTCAGATTCGGAATCTTTCAAACAATTGGGGTTATCGGGGACTTCAGTAATGCCTTTCGCAACAACAAGCGAAATAAATGCTTTGGTAGGTAATACTTTAGGATCAAGTAGTGGTAGATCATCGGGTGTAAAACAAGGTCCGTTATGTGGTTTGACAATACAAGGAATTAATTACGTCACAGGAGTATCGGGTTATAAACAACAGGGTACATCTACGGTGGCATATTTCAACAATTGTATTTCGTTCACAAGAGCTAATCCTGACTGTTTGTATCCAATTTATCCTGGTGATTCAGGATCTGCGTTGGTTGCAACGATTGGAGGTGTAGACAAGATAATCGGATTGTGTTTTGCTGGTGGAAATACAATAGGGATTGCAAGTAGAATAGATGAAGTTGCCTCTCAACTCGGTATATCCGCGTGGAATGGGACTACACCTGAGTTTGTTGATTTGACAACTAAGAAACTAGTTACGGTGGCAGGATTAAGTAACACTAAAACGATAACTTGTAGTGGTGATACACTATGGCAAGTTGGTATAATCAACGCAGTAAGAATTTGTTAAGAATGGGACAGATAAGGTACATAACAATATCAAGTGAAATATATGACGGACGCTTATGTTATGCAAAGTTTTTGGATAACAACAATCAGACTACTGACCTTGGGCAACAATTCTTATCATTTGAGTTTTCTACTGATGCTGACTATGGAACATGTTTCGTTTATGTACCTTCTGTTGATAACACATTTGTTGTAAACATTAGTGAAGAAATATGTCCAACACCCACTCCGACTGTTACCGCAACTGTCAGTCCAACACCATCAATTACCCCATCCAATACACCTACTGAAACGCCCACTACAACTCCAACAGAAACACCAACATCGACACCCACTGAAACCCCTACAAATACTCCAACAGAAACTGCAACTCAGACACCTACCACAACTGAAACACCGACTGTTACTCCAACAACAACACCAAGTGAAACACCTACGAACACACCTACGGAAACACCCACAAATACACCTACTTCTAGTAATACGGCTACTCCAACTCCAACTGAAACGCCTACACAGACACCTTCAAACACACCAACTGAAACGCCAACAAACACGCCTTCTGAAACAGAGACTCCAACACCTACGCCAACTGAAACGCCTACACAGACACCTTCAAACACACCAACAGAAACTCCTACTCAAACTCCAACTGTTACCGAAACTCCGACTGAAACACCTACTTCAACTCCTAGTGAAACTCCTACGAATACCCCAACAGAAACTCCAAGTCAAACACCTACGGAAACCGAGACTCCAACACCAACTCCAACTGAGACACTGACCGCAACCCCAACACCTTCAGTTACTGAAACACCAACTCAAACTCCAAGTGAAACCCCGACTAATACGCCAACCCCTTCAATCACAGCGAGTCCGAATCAGACACCTACAGCAACTGAAACTCCAACACCAACTATGACGGAGACACCAACCGAGACTCCAACAAATACTCCGACAACAAGTGAGACCTCTACACCTACACCAACTGAGACTGAGACACCTACGCCAACACCAACTGAGACACCAACACCTACGGTCACAAACACCACCACACCAACTCAAACACCAAGTGAAACACCTACAAACACTCCAACAGAAACAATAACGTCGACTCCAACACCTTCAGTTACCGCATCTCTAACACCTTCTAATACACCTACTGAAACCCCAACAAATACTCCTACCGAGACACAAACTCAAACACCTACTCCTTCTGTAACCGCTTCGATGACACCATCGAATACTCCAAGTGAAACTCCGACAAATACTCCTACCGAAACTGAAACACCAACCCCTACACCATCTGTGACCATGACTCAAACGCCATCAAACACACCTTCCGAAACTCCGACAAATACGCCTACTGAGACTGAAACACCAACTCCTACACCATCAGTTTCGCCAACCACAACACCTTCTAACACACCCACCGAAACGATGACACAAACCCCTACAGAAACAGTCACTCCTACACAAACACAAACACCAACTGAAACACCGACCCCTACTCAAACGCTGACGCAAACGCCAACTAATACAAACACATCAACACCGACTCCAACACTACCTGATGAAGGATTCTTATTACAGGAAAATTATTCTTTGATCCAACAAGAGGATCTATCAGGTATACTCATCGAGTTCCCTTCACCAACGCCTACAACAACTCCAACTGAGACACCAACAAATACTCCATCTCCTACGCCGACACCGGCATTGGTGACAACAGGTCTAATAATTCAATTGGATGCATATAGTTCAACAAGTTATCCTGGTAGTGGAACAACAGTCGTGAACATGAGAACACCAGGAACTTATGACCACACTCTTAATGGTGCAACATTTACAACGTTGAATACAATAAAGTGTTTCGACACCACAACAGGTTCTCAAAGGGTGGTTGTGAATGGGACTGGTCCTACACTTCCAACAACAGGTTATACTTACATTACTTGGGCAAGATTAGAACCAATAAGTCCTGCAGGATTTAGGACATTACTCTATACCAACTCACCAAAGTATACACCAATTACCGTTCCTGATAATTCAAATACATTAGGATATTGGGATAGCGCATTTAGAAGTTCAGGATATGATTTATCAGGTCAAACTAGTGTTTGGGTTCAATATGCGGTAGTCGGGACAAACTCGTCTCAAAGATTCTACATAAATGGTTCCGAAGTCGGAAGTCCAATTGCCTTTGGTGCTGGTGGAACAACGCATTGGGGTTGGGGTAACAATGATGGTGCTCTTCAGCCTTGGGGATATGTTGCCAACATGTATTTCTACAATAGACAA